TTAAAGACTGGCAAATATGAAACAAAGCGGCGCCATCCACAGCGCCAGGTTGATCGTCCATTGCAGCGCTCTTTCGCGAGCGCTTCCCAGCTTTCGCTGCTGGAGCACGAATGCCAACGCAGGGGAATGCAGCAACAGGGCGCAGGCAGGAAAGACCAGCAGGTAGGCGATCAGCCCAGGCGCATTCATATTGGGATAGCTATGGCTGACGAGCGATCGCCAGTACGCCACCAGGAAAGCGCTCGCGACCGCGAGGCTGAGTCCCAGGCTGATGCGGCTATACCACTTCATCGAGACCCTCCCGACGCGCCTTCCGGACCTACGCCGATCGCTCCGGAAAACGGCCCGATCCGCCTCGCCTCACCCTGCTTCAGTCAGAGCGGCTCAGGGCTTCCGGGGTTCGTTGCCGAGCAGACGATCGAGTTCGCCCATGACGCGATCGCTCTTGGCCTCTTCGAGCTTGCGCCGGGCCTCGGCGAGATTGGCCTGGGCGCGCTCCATCTCGACCATGCCGACGGCGGTGATCACCGCCTGCAATGGCACGCCCCTGCCGGTGGAGCGCATGCCATTGCGTTCGCGCTCCTGCGGCGCGCAGATGAACTGGAGGACAGCCTCATGGCTTTCGTTGGGCAGCGGGGTCCAGCCCTTGGCGAAGGTGAACTGGAGGTTCGTGGGTTGCCCGTTGTTGGAGAAGGTCTTGGCGTTGACCACCTTCACCTCTCGCGTATCGCAGCGGTACTGGTGCGCGCTGAGCAGATGGAAGGAGTCGAACAGCATGGCGATCTGCACCTGCCAGGCGTTTTCGATACCCGGCACGGGTGCCAGCGAATCGGCATCGGCCAGGAACACGTCAAGCTCGGCAGGGTCGTCGCCCTTGTGTACCACCCACCAGTCTTCGGCCCAGGCATGGCCGGATGCGGCCAGCAGCGCGGCGCACAGCCAAGTCGCGGCACTGCGGGAAACCTTGCGATATACGTTCATGTCACCTTCCTTGTGGGGAAATGCTTCCCTGCCGATCGTGGATAGGGGCGGCACCCGGCGCCCCCCTGAGCGAACACCCGCTATTTCAATGACAGCGGCACGCCCCAGACCGGGTCTTCCATGCCCTGCTTGCGCAGCGGCGTGATCTGCAGGGGCTGGAGCCTGGACAGCAGTTGCCGGTGCTTGTCGCTCAGGGCCCGCTGGGCGATCAGGGACTGGCTGAAGTCCATCGGCGCCGGCCAGGTGTAGACGGTCAGGTTTTCCAATGGGCATTCGATCTTCTTCGGATCGATCGCCCGGCACTTCGACTGCTGGTACTTGTAGCCGGGGGTCTTCAGGTGCATGCGCGGGGCCAGCAGCAATTGCCCGCCCTGCACGGTGAAGCTGGCCAGCGCCTTGTCGACCGGCAGGCGCGCCTGGACCTTGATCGAGGGCACGTCGCGGGAGTCGGTCTGCTGGTAATAGCCGGCCTGGGAGCCCTGGGTCGTCTGCGTGTATTGCTGCTCGCCCCAGCTCACGCAGGCGCCCGAGGCCACATGCACGGCGGTGCAGACCTTCTCGGTCTTGATCTCGCTGCCATAGGTGGCATCTTTCCAGACTTCTTCCCGGTAGTACTCGCGATACAGCTCGGGGGACAGGTACGCGGTGCCGTTGGCGCCATGGCCCGAACCGGGCGGACCGCTGCGGGCGCCGACCTGGTCGAGCAAGCCATGGATCTGGTAGTCGTCGCCGCCGGTCAGCAGGTACTTGCCGGGCGGCAGGATATGCACCTCGAAGGCCTTGAACAGATAGGTCTCGTCGGGCTTCCGCTGCAGCGCGTTGGTCTGGAACTTGCGGCCGAAGGTCACCTTCGGGTCCTTCTCGTACTCCCAGATCGCCGTTGGCGTCCACTGGGTCATGGTCAGGGCATCGCTCAGGGACTTGTGCGGCATCACGTCGGCCACCAGTACCACGGCCATGTTCCCCTTCAGCGCCTGGTCCACCAGGTCCAGCATCTGCGCGTTGCGCGGATCGTCCATGCTGCCATAGGCGCCCGAATCGAGATCAGACACGCAACCGGAAAGGGAAAGAGAAAGCAGCAAGGCGGCGGAAAGGGTAAAACGCGGGCGGGACAGTCTCATGTATCGATCCTTGATAGAGGCTGGTGCGGGTCGTCGAACGGCCCATCTTACTGGCCCATGCCAGGATCGCAATATTTCAAATGGACTAGAACCCGCAAAGACGCGCCAACAGGGCCAGGAGCTGCCACAGCCCGCCGGCCCTCGTTGGTTCTACGCCTACGCAGACCTCCAGGCGTTGGGATCGGCGTTGTCTGGCAGGCCAGGCTCGGGAAACGTGCACATCCGGAAGAGTGGTAATCCCGCGCGCATTGAGGCCACGCCAGTCTCTTCGGAGAGTATCCAGATGTACCAGGTGTAAGCACTATATTACGGAGGTTTTGTCAGTGACTGAAAAACGGTCGCAGCCTACCCTTACCGCTGCAGTTTTTAATGGGCCGAGCAAGCTAGACCTCCTGCCCGTCCGGTAGATGCGATTCAGCAATCGCTCCGCTTGATTTCTAGTCAGTGGGCAGCTAAATCCATGCTCTGACCCGATAATACCCGGTAGCGAATCGAGTCGTGGCACTATTGTCGATTCCTCCGAAATATCCCGTGCCCCATACTGCCGCTCCAGTTCCAAGCCGAATATTCAAGCTACCCACTTCAACCTGAGCCCCACTGCCTTTATGCCCTCCATCATTGAAATAACTGGGCATGACAATGTTCCATGTTGATGGACTCGATGACCTTGCAAACTCAACGACCACCCGACGCGGCGACCTCTGGAGTCCATGACTCAGGGTATACAAACTATTTGAAGAAACAGAAAACCAGTCTGACTCAAAATCCGGGACTCCTCCCAGATACACTTCAAACTGATAAGCTCCCGACGTCGTAGAAGACGTCTCCCTGAATAGATTACCCAGTATTCTTCGACCTCCCAAAACGACTTGACTAGTATAACCGGAGGCGGCTGGCGCACTATACACAGGAACACGCTCCGTCCAGCCGGAGGAGCCTGCTACGGCTTTCGCCAGCAGGATTGTTCTGTAATAACAAAAATGAGTCGTTCTGTTCGTGTACAAAAGAACTACATGTGGTGTACCTCCCTCAGAGTAAATATAGGAGAGAGAAGGGGCTACGAGAATATCGGTAGAGTCACCATTTTGTGCAGTCACATTACCCTGATCAGTCCATGTGCCGCCGTCGTCCAGACTTATAAACTGACGTAACGCTCCTCCGGCACCAGATCCTACTCTGGCTACAGCCAGAATTACGCCATCTCCCACAGGAAGGTAAGAAGTCTCATTGTATGGTGTGTTCCCGCTGTAGATCGTGCTTCCTTCGCCCCAAGTTTCTCCGCCATCAGAAGACTCTAGCCATTTCAGTTCATAATTGACTCCCGTCGCCGCGTAAAGAGGAATCACATAGCGTGCCCCTACTTGAAAACTTTTTCCATGAGCAAAATTATAATCCGCCCCACCTCTAGCCAATGTGAATTTATGTACCCATGTCACACCTGAATCATCAGATACATAGACCTTCACCTCTCCTGTTTCATAAACCGTCGAGGCCGCGACGATCCTTCCGCTAGGCATCGTCCCACCAGCTACATCTCGAAAATCCTGTCCTCCCGCCTGGGCAACTATGGTAGGCGCACTCCAAATACCACCCTCCAGTTTACTGAAAACAACACGCCCATCACTACCACCTACATGCTCTGTTGCCCGCCTATATATTAGGTACAAACTTCCATCTGACAATATATCCATTTGGCCAAAATGATCATAATATGATTCATACAGAGCCTTTCCCACTAGCCGATGCGGAATATCAAAATAATTATTCATCCTTCACTCCTTCGGTCAAATTAGGCCAACACACTCGCCCCACTCAACAGCTCTACCCTACAAACCTTGACTACCCGGCCAACTATAAAATTCTTCAAAAATAAATATTGAAAAAAATTTCTGATGAAAAACTCATGAATGAATACAGGTGCCGGACCGACGGCAGACTTATAATCATCTCGGCATCCCACCAGCCCCGGCTCTTGCACGCATTCACACTAGCACGCTCATCCCGCCCCTCCTCCACCTCCATACCTGATAAAATCCCTCGCCCTGCTCCGCTCTCCCTGCCGAAGTCCCGATGCGCCCAGAACCGACCAACGCCCCCGCCGCCCTCTCACGCCGCTTCTCCGTTGCGCCGATGATGGATCGGTCAAACTAGAAAAAATTACCTAATAAAATCATATAGATACGAAATAAATTCAATTTGCTGTAGCAAATTCGTAGCAAGGCCCTCCAGGGCGAGCATTTTTTACCAGTCCCTCCACTGACACGACCGCTTCTCCTCCGACCAGCTTTCCACTCGTCGCCTCCTGAAGATAACTGTATATTCATACAGCATAATTTCCGGCCAACCCGACTGCCGGAGATTTCCATGTCCTACTCCGACCCTAGGCATTGCCACCATCAGCGCGTCACACAATGGCTTGCAGCGATGCGGCAGCATGCTGCCTGGCTGTACGCCGCGGATGAGCAGTACCTTTACCTTGTCGGCGAGGCCAACGAGCTCTACCAGTGCGGAATCGTGGACCTGGAGGACCGCCACGACATGGTCACGGATGCACTTGGCATGTACTCATGGGCGATCGAGCACGGCATCACGCGCGAGACGCACTACTGCTCTGACTGCTGCTACGACGTGCTCGACGGCGTCGTCGTCGTCGGGAGCGTGGACGACGAGGGCATCTACCACGGGCCCGCACCCGCACGACAGCGCCTGGGCTACATCAGCCGGGATCCGCTCGACGGGATAACATACCTCCGCCTGGGCCAGGCGCTCGAGCGCGCGGGCGTCGTACGCGGCCTGGTGATCGAACTCGACGCCGGCGGCACGCTGCTGCTTGTCGAGCAGATACCCGATGACTTCCGGCCGTGGCGGTGGGCCTGAACTACCCTTACCGCACACTCACTTCGTCTGGAGCGGTGCGATGTGCGGCAGGCTTTCGCAGTACACGGGTCTTCACGAGTTCGTCGACACGCTGTCGATGCCGGCCATGCTGGTCAACCTTGTCGGCGAGCAGCCCGAGCGCTACAACGTCGCGCCGTCGACGGCGGTGACGACGCTACGGCTCGAAGGCGATGCGCTTGTAGCTCAGCCGATTCGATGGGGCTGGCGGCCCTTCTGGGCCAGGGATCGCGCGGCGCCGATAAACGCTCGGGTTGAAAAGGTGGCGCATGGACGCTTCTTCAGCACCGCGTGGAAACACCGAGCGCTGACGCCGATCTCGGGCTGGTTCGAGTGGGTCGATGGAGGCGGCGGCACGCGGAAACAGCCGTATCACATCCAGCACGCCGACGGCTCGCCGGTCTTGTGCGCAGCGATCGGCCAGTTCCCCGGGTTCGATGACGAACCAGGAGAACAGCATGGATTCGTGATCATCACCGCCGATAGCGCCGGCGGCCTGGTAGATATTCACGACCGGCGGCCCGTCGTGCTATCGCCCGAGCTGGCCCGCGAGTGGCTGGACCCGGCGACGCCGCCGGAACGCGCAGAAGAGATCGTGTTGATGCAGGGCGAGCCGAGCGAGGCGTTCACCTGGTACGCGGTCGACCCAGCAGTTGGGAACGTCCGAAACCAGGGCGCCCATCTGATCGAGCCTCAGCGCTCCGCTTCGTAGGCTGCTACGCCTGCGCCGACGGCGATCCATCCATCTGGCGAGTGCGCGGTGTCGCAGATCGATACGTCCACCGTCTGGCCTTCCTTGGGCTCGGCTGGAAGGATCGCCGCAGTGCGCCGCAGGTCGTTCGAAGACGGCGCGAAAGTGCTTTCAGAGCAGTGGAATGCCCATATCCCGTGTTTTCCGGAACTGCCTATCTGCCTATCGAGCTTCAGCGTCCACTTCCCCGCCAATCGAATCACCAGCATCACCGAACTCCGTAGGAAAAGGCCGTAGTCTACTCCTACTGGCATGCTCTGTTGGCAGCCAGCAACTGGGCCTCATAACCAATCCGCTGCCGCCGCTCGGCCAGCAGCGCACGGACCTTGGTCTGTAGGTCGTCGCCCTTCCGCAGCCCAGCCGCGGCCCAGGCCGGCACTTCCACCGCCGGCACTCGGCACGGCACCGCCACCGGCACCTCTACGCGCACCGTGCGCGGCTCGGCATCCTGCCGGCCGGCGCATCCCGCCAGCGCGAACACCAACCCCAGCACCTGCACCACCTGCGCCTTTCGGCTGCACCTGCCGAAAATCGCTGCACCTGCAGTCTTTCGCCACGCCTGCAGTTTCATAGGCCCAACTCCTGATTAATGACCGCCTCGGCGGCCGCACACTGCTCACCGGCGGTTCGCTCACGTACCAGGCGCTGGGCTTCGGCATACTGCTCCGCGGCCTGCTGCCGTCCCCGATCCACAGCCAGCGCGGCATCCCGGGCCCGCTGTTCGCCGGCCACGCGCAGCGCGGCAACCTGCCGGACCTGCTCCGCCACTGCGGACTCCAACTCTCCCCGGGAGGCACGGCAGGCAGCCAGATCCGCGCTCGCGGCATCCAACTGCGGCCGGTAGTGTCGCGCGCCGAGCCAGACACCGCCGGCGGCGCCGAGGCCGACCAGAAGCAGGCAGGCCAGCGCGATCGAAATCACGCGGGCCGAGATCACGAGAGCACCGCCTTGGCCCGCTCCCACAGCGCCAGGCGCTCCGCCTGGCCGTTCGTGCCGCCGTTGATGCGCCGAGTGATGGCGGCGAACTCGCCCCGGTCGGCCAACTCGTTGAGGTCGTGACTGGCCCACCACCAGGCTGCCGAGATCGCCGCCCACTCCGGTTGCTCGAGAAGCTCGGGTTCCTGCTCCAGCGGCTGGCCCAGCCCGGCGCCGGCGGCGCGGTAGTTCTCCCGGCCGGTGATCTGCAGCAGCCCGCGCCCGCGGTAGCACCAGCCATCGCCGGACGCCTCGTCGCCATTGCCGTTGCGCGAGGCGTAGGCGTTGTTGGCGATGGCTCGGGGGTTGCGCGCCAGGCGCTGCGCCAGGGCGTTGGGCTGGCCGTCGGCGCCGAGGTACCGGCTCGGCCAGGTCGCAGCCAGGCCGCGGGCGCTGTAGTTGAGGTTCTCCACCAGGTGGGTCAGTTGGCTGCTTTCGTGGCCAACTTGGGCGAGGAACGCGGCGACTCGCACAGGCGACGTGATACCGAAGCGCGCCATCCCGCGGTTCAGCGCACCAACAAAAACGCCGGCCCTCGAGCCGGCGTTCGGGAGGACATGCAGCAACTGCTGCTCAGTGATGGGCATGTGAGCTCCAGAAACGACGAAGCCCGCGCAGGGCGGGCTTTCGTTCGTCGATAGGTGTTGTCAGGCTGGTAGCTGATCCGGCAGAGGATACCTGGCCTTGATCTCCTCGACCTTCGCGACCCAGGCGCGGTAGTCCGGCTCGGTGCCTGCCTTGATCGCATCGAATTCAGCCTCGGTCTTGAGCGGGTCACTTTCCAGGCGGTAGGCATTTGCCCGCGCCGCGGCTGCGGCATCGTACTCAGCCTGCCTGCGCTCTTGCGCCTGCTGTTCGGCGGTCTTGACCTTGCTCCAATCGATCATCGCGGTAACTCCACATCTCCTTCGAGAACCTCGATGGGAGCCGGGAAGCGAGCGGCATCGCTTGCGTCAGGCGCCAGCGGTAGACGCAGCGTCAGCTCGATTCGGCCAGCCTGGCGGGTAATCACTCCCTCAAACCAGGACGAACCGGTCGCCTCGCCAGGTAGCTGACCTCCCTCCGTTAATGGCGAAAAATCGAACTCGACACCGTTCACAGTGAGGGCATCCCCTCGAACGGACACGCGCATCTCGACGCCGTCGCCGGGCAGCGGTACAAACGGCGAAAGCTTGATCAACATCAGAACCACCTCCCTACCAAAGTGAAAATCAAACGATTGGTGGCCAGTGCGTCCTGAAGGATGAAGAACAATGTCGAGCCGTTTGCATAGGCAACTTTCAGCCCGTTTGCCACAGAAGGGTTGCTCACATGCGACGCCCAACTCACGCTGACACCGGTGCTCCAATTACCCAGAAATGCAGCCGGCAGGGGCAGTGATATAGACGTATTTGGCTGCTGACTACCATCACCCAACAACGTGACTATGCATATTTGCGTTCCATCAGCGAACCTCACGAACTCACCATTCGCGTTGCTGCCACGTTGGATTACTGCCCCGGTAGGCGCTCCGCTCGACTGCGAAACAGCGCCGAGAATACTGTCTCGCGAATACAGCGCGCCCGAACTACCAAGCGCTTCGCGGACAGCCGCACTGCCGAGGCCGAGATCCCCCCGCGCTGCCGCCGCATTTGCAGAGAGCGCCCAGGGCTTGATCCCCGCCAGGGTTGCCCCCCACTGGTTGGCGATCAAGTTGAATCGATCCGACAGGTCCTTGTCGTAGCCCAGGATCGGCGCCACTGCATAGGACTGGCCGCTGGCCGTGCTGCCCTGGTAGTTGGGCTTGATCGAGATGACCGTCGAACTGGCCACGTTTGTGACCTCGTACCAACGTCCATCGGGTCCGCGAAATGCATCGCCGACTCGGGCATTGGACGAGAACTGTGTGCCGGCACCGGTAACGGTCGGGCTATTTGCGGTCACCGCTACTGTGCCACTGGAATACCAAGCCATACGGCCTCCTAGTAATCACGCCATAACTAAAAGCGGAGTGTTAAACGGAACCTGGAAAGCAGGTTGACTACCACCCGGCATGTAGGCTGTCACGTATATGTGTGAATTCCCTGAGAATACAAACCCTATGCCCACGTCAGAAGGATCAGGCGTATGGCCTGTTTGCGCATTGAAATGACTCACTAAAAAATATGCCCCACCCCACGTCCACGGAGTAGCCCAAGTGTTCAACGTATAACCAGGCAGCGCGCCTGTATCCCTGCCAGCGTAGTTCCAATTCTGGCTTCCACCTAAATATCGAGCAATTTGACGATTGCTATCAAATACAACTCGTGACTCATTATCGAATACCTGCATTCCCCATCCAGAGGTTCTAGGCAAATACACGGCACAGGCTTTCCACTTACCGCCATACGCAACTCCAGTCATTGCCGAGAACACAAGTTGAGAGAACGTGAACCCGGTCCAGCTACCGGGAACTCCCACATGCTTAAAAAAAGATATTAGATGGGAACCGTTTGGCGAGAAGAATACAAACGGAGGAACTACGCTAGCTATAGGTGCGGGATACGTGACACTCCCTCCGCTGTATGTTCCTTCTGCAACGACATGCATGCATGGGTGATCTTGATCGATTATTACCTGACCGTAATCACCTACAAACTTCACACCGTAACTCATGAGAACATCACCGCATATAATGTATATATAGAGTTAGACGAACCATTTCGCATAAATGTTATAGTGGATCCAGATACTGTGTATGACGGTATATATGCATAGGGATTCCCCTCGACCGTTAAGAACAGCACTCCCCTTGATGAATCGAACCCCGGCACAGCAACCGACATACCTTGCGAAATACTTCCTATAACCAGTCGATACACCATGCGCATGGCGTACGAGGAACTATCGAACACAATGCTACCGCTAGCGTTGCGCTGCCGAATCCCGAAACTCATACATCCAGATTCCCAATCTGGACGCGTAGAACTAAGTTTCCGTCATACACTTTGATCGCCTCTGCCGTTTGCCGCATAAAACCTCCGCTAGTGGAACTGTTCATCGTCAAGCTCCCCGCTTTATCCAGCTTCCACAGCGGCTCGCCGTTGGCACCGAGGGCGGTCGACTGGATCACGTTGCCGATCTTCGCGTTTGTGATCGAGCCATCCTGGATCATCGCGTTGTTGATGAACATCTGGCCGCCGACGATCGAGACCGGCGCCACGGTCTGCCCGCTGGAACTGTTGAACCAGAGGAACCGATCAGCCTGGAACGCCATGGTCGTCACGCTCGTACCGCTGTCGAAGCCCAGTTGCCAGCCAGCGGCGTACTTCTGGCCATTGGCATGCGCCTGGAGCTTCACGCTGTAGAGCGCCTTGACGTTTCCATCCAGCGAGGTAACCGCTTGAGATGTGGTCTGGATGTTCGCCTCGTTGGTATCGGTGCGCGCACTGACGGTATCCACCCGCTGCCCCAGGGCGCTGTCCGCGTTGGCACGGACGGTCTGTTCGGTGCTGATCGCCGAGGCGTTGCTCGCGACCTGGCCGGATAGCTGATCCAGGCGTTGGACGGTTACGGCATTGTTCGATGCAACGACCGACTCGACGGTGGCGATCCTGCCCTCCGCCGTCACAGTCCGCGCTTCAAGCAAGCTCGTCCGCTTCGCCTGCGCTTCGTCCTCGTTCGCCCGCACGGTGACTTCGGTGGCGGCTCGAGCAATGGTGTCCCAGCCCTTCAGCGCATCGGCCTTCTCTCCGGTCGCCGGCTCCCGGCGGGCGGCAGCCTGCAGAACATCCAGGCTCGAAGCCGCCGCTTCGACCTTACCGTCGAGCTCGGTGATATCCGCGGTGTTGGTGGCCACCTGCTGGGCCAGGCCGTTGGCCGTCTCGATCGACTGTCCGATGTCGGCCCAGTAGGTCGCGTTCGGCGGCGAGGCGTTGAGCGGCACCGCCTGCTTCGCTTGATACAGCCGGTTGCCGACCCGCACGATATCGTTCTTCGCGTAGGTCTTCGTCGGGTCGTAGGCCAGCACATCGGTCAGATTGTCGATCTGGTCCTGCAGTCCAGTGATATCGACCTGCATCTGATCGATGTCGGCGAAGAACTGCTCGCCCAGTGCGGACTCGACGTACTCCTTGGTGATCAGCTCGTTGTACTCGCTCGCATCCGTCGAGCTTATACCGTCGACCCAGGCCGACCAGGGGCCGACGTTGCCGGTCCGGTCGATCAGCCGCCCGCGGAAGGCCAGGCGAGCGCCGGCCGCCAGTGAGGTCAGCGTATGGGTGTCGGTCGGGTACGCGAACAAGCCCAGGGCAGTTGCGTTCTGCTCGCTGCCGCCTGGGGTGACCGACTGCTGAATCTCGGTGTAGGCGGTGTCCGCCGCGCCACTGACCGGGAATCCCCACTCCAGACCGATCTTCCACGGTCCGCTGGTGGTACGCAGGAACGCCAGCGCCGGCGGCGCGCCGGTCTTACCGCTGAGTTGGGTCAGGATCGAACTCTTCCAGACCGACGTGATGTCGAAGGCCGACACCGCGCGCACTCGCGCCAGATATCCACCTGCGTATATGCCGGTCACATCGACGCTGGTGGTGCCGGCACGCGGCAGGCGGATCCAGTTGCCGCTGTCCTTCTTCCACTCGACGTCGTATGCCACCGCCCCTTCTACAGCAGGCCAGGCGATGGTCATCGTGCTAACCGCCAACCCCTGATCGAACTGGTAGTGCGAGGTCAGCGTGACGCTCGCCGGCGGCGCCACGGTGGTGATCGGGATAACGCTGATCGGCCGGTTCTCCAACTTGGCACCAGTGTCGATCGCTGAGAACTTCCCGGGCTCGTACTGCAGCGCAGTAATCTCGAAGACACCCCGCTCCGGCTGGCTGACTTTCATCACACGGTAGAGCGGCACCGCCAGGTCGTCGGCATCGAGGGTCCAGACCAATTCCGGTAGCGGGGTCTCGCTGTAGGCTGTCGTCACGGTCACCGCGCGCCCGGCGACCGACTGCACGGTTCGCGCCTCAGCCTTACCGCTGGGCAGGTTCAGGAGCAGCCGGTCGCCAGCCTTTGCCTGGGTATCGCGATCCAAGGTGATCACTCGGCCAGCAACCGCAGAAACCCGCCCCCCAATCTCCCGTCCAGCCAGCAGCGCGTCAGCCACCGGAATCACCCATCCCGGCAGCGGAATTGCTCCGTCCATCCCGGTACGGAACGTTATCGTGCGATCCTGGCTGTTGGTCAGGATCGCCCATTTTCCGCGCCGCTGGGCCTCACTCTCGCGGGTGCAGCCGATGGCTGCCACCTCGACCGGGTTGTCGCCGTAACGCCGCTGCAGGCGCTTATCGGTGGCCACAGCCACGTCGGTGTCGTAGTTGTTCGCCGGATTGTCGTAGCTGACCAAGGCACGGCTGTAGCGAGTGCGCTCACTGGCCGAGCCGTAGCTGAAGCGGCCGTCGATGACATTGGCCCGGGTGTAGGCGAAATCGACGTCGGTGGCGCGCGGGATATCCGCCTGGATCTTCAGTTGGCCCTGGGCCCAGTACGCCATACCACGGTAGATCGCGGTGAGGTCACGCAGCAGCTCCCAGGCCCCGGCGCGGCTTTGCAGGTTCAGGTTGCAGTTGTGTCGCGGCTCCTGGCCGCCCTTCCCGTCCGGCACCAACTGGTCGCAGTACTGGGAAATCCGGTACATCTCCCAACGGTCTACCATCCAGGCCTTGATGCGTTTACCCACACCGAAGCGATCGTTGGTCACGATGTCGTAGGTGTGCCAGACCGGGTTGTCGGTCCAGGCCTGTTTCATCGTGCCGTCCCAGATGCCGAGGTAGGCCCGGGTCTCCGGATCATAATTGCTCGGCACCTGGACCTTCCGCCCGCGGCAGTCAACTGTGACAGCCGGAATGTTGCTGAACTGCTCTGCGCTGAACTCGACGTACAGCAGGGCCGTGTTCGGGTAGCGCAGCTTCGCGTCGATCACCTCGGTGTAGCCGGCGACCAGCATGGTGTCGGCGATGCGGTTGTTGTTCTGGTTCGGCGTCAGGCGGCGGACGCGCACCTGCCAGCCATTGGTGGCCGCCGGCAGGTCGATCCGGCGGGAGCGCTCGTAGCGGGTGGTGGTCTTGCCATCGACGGCCTCGCGCAGCACCTCCTGATAGGCGCCGCCGTCGGTGGCCAGATCTACGGCATATTCGATCCGGTACCCGCCGATGTTGCCGTTGGTGTCCTGCTGCTGGAGCGCTGGCCAGGCGAAGCGCAGGCGCACTGCGGAAAGCTGGGTATTGCTCAGCGAGCGCACCCAGGGCGTATCGCTGCGCAACTCGACGTTGACAGACGTCTCGTTCTCAACCGCAGGAATGCCAGGGATGTAGTCCTGGTCCACCGACCCCGCGCGCCACTCCCACTTAACGTTCGGGAAGTTCAGGTTACCGCTCGGGTCCATCAGCGGGGTGTCGTCGAGGTAGATATCGCGCTCGCTCGGAACGCCGGCGAACTCGCCTTCGCCCACGGCGAGCAGAATCTTGGCCATCGCGACCGAGCGCAGGCTGTCGGGTGCCTCGACCGGCTGTTTCGGCTTGCTACTGCCGCCCTTGCGGCCGGAAATCGCTACCGCCTCAGCATGGCGCTTTAGATTTTCGCCGCTATCCATTATTCCCCCAGCATTATAGAAACAAGAGGCTTTCATACTGAACCCTACAGGGCTAATATCGAGACCCATCATTAAAAAAGGAATCTTTATGTCATCCGACACTCTGAACCAAAACATGAAACTTCTAGCAATGTTTCATACTAATGAAATTAGCTGGGCAGACTTTGTGCAAAAGGCCGACCCAGAAACTATTAAAAGACTTTTTGATGAAGGAATATCAACTATTAACGCGACCAGAATGCAGGCCGGCAGATACCGCTATCGCCGCTTGTATAGCGGAGGCCTAACACCAAAGGGACTGGAGAAGATGAAAACGATGTAGCTTTCTCAGGGCCCCGTAATCGGGGCCTTTCTACGCCTTGTCCTCGGCGTAGATCGAAGCCGAGATAATCGCCCCGCCCCACCGGCGCTTCCCGTAGCAGATCGGTACCGGATTCCCGCTGGCGGTGGTATTTCTGGCGCTGCCGAAGGCGTAGCTGGGCTGGTTCTCCGGCGCCGCACTCTGCTTCAGGCCCTGGGCTTGGGGGCTGAGCATTTGGATGACGCCGCCGATCGCCATCGCCACACCGGCTGTCCCCATAGCCCCCGTCAGACCACCGGCAGCGGCGAAACCACCAGGGCCGGCCATGATGGTCGCCGCCACGATAAGGGCAACACCCACAATCGTCTGCACCAACCCGCCACGCTTCCGGCCACGCATGACCGGAGCAATGCGAATTTCCTCGGCGCCCCCGAACTGCAGCTCATCCTGGGAAATGTTCCGTTTCCCACGGAATACAGCGAACTCCATACCTCGCAGGTGGGCATTGGCGAGGAAGCGCTCGAGGCCTGGAATCTGCACGCACAAGGCCTTGATCGCTTCAGCAGTCGACCCGACGAGCATACGGTACTCCCGGCCGAACTGCCGGAGCGCGCCGTAGAGCTTGATGGTGGTCATCGGAGTGTGGTGCGCTGCGGTGGTCATGTTTTTCTCCAGGTAACAAAAAACCGCCCGGAGGCGGTTTGCAGAAGTTCAATACGGCTCAAGAGCTAGTTCTTGTACATCATGACAAAACCATCGACACCCATTTCTACCCTAAGCATAGCAAGCTGAGCTTCAGCACTTTCTCTTTTCTTCCATGGCCCAACGAAAATCCTCAAGACCCCATCACCACTTTTCTCGGTGAAAACCGGGTAATGAAGTTCCTCTAGATTACTCAGCAACCATTCCGACCTACCTGCGACTGAAACTCTGGTAACCCAGTATGGGGTAGATGTGCTAGGGTCTGGTGCATCGGGCTTTATGGGCATAAACGCAATAACACCTTTGGGCAGCTTATCTGGTTGACATGCACCTTCAACTACCCAAGGTTCAATATCTCCAACAATAGCATCAAGGCCGCGTTCTTCGCGATTAACCACAATATAAGGCTGAAAACCGGTATATCCTCCGAAAGAGTTCTTGGCGTTTACTTCGCCGCAATATAGCCCCTTTCGGACCTCACGCTCATTCTGAAATGTGGCCGATCCCGGATCCTTCAGCTTTTCGGAGACCGCATTCCGAACTTCACGTTCCTCACTGCATCCTACAAGGGCGACAGCAAAGCAAGTCATGACGAATATCCCCTTCATACCCCCTCCATAGCTGTTGATGGGACTCTACCATCACCGCTCCGGCGCCAGAACCCAGCAGAGTGTTGACCTCAGGTAGTCAAGGGGCGCACCCGGTGCCGCAGCACCAAGCGCATCCGGTCGAGCCACGGCCCACCGAACACGATGATTTCGCTGGGCTTGCCGTACAGGTGGTGCAACAGGAACGGCCCGGCGCCGAAGTGTTGCGCATCCTCGCCAGGTAGTGATGGGTCGTCCGCCAGGTAGATCCCGGCGTGGTTCGGGTGCGCGGTACGTCCCACAGCCATCACGATCATGTCGCCGCGCTGCGGCCGGTCCACCCGGATGAAGCCGGCCCCCTCGAACCGCTGCTCGTAGAGGCTTGGACCGTCTGCCCGCTCCCACCAGCCATCGGCACGCTCGAAGTGCGGGAACTCGATGCCCCACTCCCTCTGGTACCAGTCGGCGCAGACCTGCCAGCAGTCCTGCACCCCATGCAGGAACGCGCGCCCGAGCAGCGGCACCTGATCGACGGGCTCGATGGTACGCAGGTCGCCCTCCGGCCAGCTCAGGATGTGCCAAGTCAGGCCCGAGGCGTTGCACATCGCGACATCTGCGGCACTCGGTCGGCTGGTGGCATCGGGGTGGCTATGCACCACGGCGACGATCTCTCCCTGATCCTCTGCCTCTGCATACGCCTCCGGCGCGATGCGGAACTCCTCGCCGGCGTCGGCAGCGGTGTTTTCGCAGGGAACGTATCGCTGGCTCCGGCCAGAACGGATGATCAGTCCGCAGCACTCGCGCGGATACTCTGCCGCAGCGTGCTTCTGCACGGCAGACAGGATGTGCTTGAGCATGGTCAGCTCCTGGCGATGATCGAGACGGCAGGGAAGCCGCCGAAGGGCAGTTGGTTGCCTTCACCGAAGCGCGGGATGCAGCCGGTGCCCAGGCAGCCATCACACTCGTCCCGGGCTGGGTCATCGGTGGGGTTGCCGTCGATGTCGAAGTACGGGCCGGTGTAGCCGCAGTCGGGCCCGCGGTACCCGCCCGTCATCGCCCAGTGGCACAGGCTGGTCATCTGCCGGCCGACCTGCTCGCCGCCAACGTCGCCTGGCGAGGCCAGTTCCCAAGCGACGTACTGGCCGTCCTCGTTGGTTTTCTGGTCCAAGTACCAGATCTCGACGATCTCCTGGGAGGGATCAGCGTCGGGATTGCCGCCTGGGAAGTTCGCCGCGTCCAGATACTTCGCCAGCGTCGTCCGGATGGTGAGGCGGAACTGGAGCAGGTCCTCGAACGCCAGGCAGAGCGCCGTAATCCGGCCATTAACGTTGCCGGCGGTGAAGCTCGGCCGTGCCGCAGTACCATCGCTGTTCGCCTCGATGCCCTCGATCTGCACCGGCCAGGCCGCGTATTCGTGGCCCTGCCACCAGATCGGTTTCGCCGGTAACTGGTCGGCGTTGGCACCGGCGGCGGCCAGTTCTTGGGGACTATGCGGGATAGCGTGTCCATGGAACCGGATCACGTCGGCGCCGAAGTCGCTGCCGTCGAGCTCGAACAGCACGACCTCGCCGCCGGGCTCCAGCTTCTGGATATCGGTGATCAGCGTCATGGATGGAATGCCTGTTCAAAGGTCGCGGTCAGTCGGTAGACCCGGCCGCCGAGGTTGACGGGGCGGTAGCCCGCACAGGTGTAGAAGCCCAGGCCGCCCAGGGGCGGCGTCCAGAGGAACGCCCGCGCTCCAGCGTGGCGGTCCAGGAAGTCCATCGCGGCCTTGATGGTCGCCGCCGGCCCGGTGATGGAAACCGGCCAGCTCTGGGACTTGCTGTTCAGGCCTTCGCTCACCAACTGCTTGTAGCCGTCACCGAATTGCGCAGACCTGGTGGCGAAGGTGATGTCGCCCTCGCCACCGCTCTCGGTGGCCCAGGTGAAGGTTTCGATTGCCATGTGCTCTACCCGTTGATGGCGCGGCCGATCGCACCGTCACGCCGCAGATCACGCGCCAGGAGTTGTCGGTACCTCTGCTCGACGAACGTCCCGATGTCGCGACCGAACTGGTCCAGGCCAGGCTGGCTGCTGGAGACGTTGGCCGAACCATCCGAGGCAATGTTCACCTCGACGTTGATCTGCGAGCTACCGCCGCCCATAGCGCGCACACCGAGGGCCCCGGACGAGGTTCTGGTCAGCGGCATCACGGCCTCTGGCCCCGCTTCGCCCATCACACCCATGCCGCCGCCGCTCATGCCGAACGCGGTTGGCGTGCTGACCACGCTGTTGGTGAAGGCCCCGCCAGTGGCGAACATCTGCACCCCGCCGGCGAACGCACCACCGTTGGCGAACAGCCCGCTGTTGCTCACCAGATTGTCGACGCCCGACTGTGCGGCAGCGTTTCCACCGCCGAAGAAGCCGCCGAAGAGGGACGAAAGGGCCTGCGAGGCAGCGGCGCGCGTTGCAATCCGCGCCATATCGGCCAGGATGCTCTTGGCGAAGTCGGAGAACGACAACTTGCCGGTCGTGGCGAAGGTAGCGACTGCATCCTCCATGGCGCGGAACGCGTTGGTGAACAGATCATGCGTCTGCCCAGCGACATTCCTGGCGCTTTCGAGATAGTCGTTCCAGGCTCCGCTCGCTCCGTTGCTCCAGTCTGACTGGGCAGCGGTCATCTGGTCGTAGTTGCTGACCACGGTGTCTCGCAGGTCCTGATGCGCCTTTCTGAGCGCAGCCAGACGTTTCTCGTACTCCTCGTCCGACATTTGCCGACTGGGATCGGAGCGCTGGTTCTCCAGGTCCATCAGTTGCTGGTTGTAGCGGTCGTCGAGACTGTTCAACTGCTCGAAGCGGGACCGCTCTCGTCCGCCCATGCTGACACCGGCCGCAGCGCGCTCGCCCTCCAGGCGCAACGCATCGACCTGCGCCTGCAGCGCCTGCGTATAGCGCTGCACCGACTGCTCCTGTCGCCGTATCCGCCCCTGCTCGCTGAGTTCGATCTGGTTGAGCTGTGAATCGGCGTCCTGCTGCGCCTTGACCAGCGCCGTCCTGGCGTCGGCGATCTTCTGGTCGAGTTGGATTCGCTGAGCAGCCGAGGTTCCTTGCTTCGCCTTGGCAGCCTCCAGCGCTGCGATCTCACGCTCGTAGGCATGGGTTACCTCATCCCGCTCCTGCTGGATGATCGAGATCCGCTGCTGCGCGTAGCTTTCCGCGCTGATCACGCCTGCGCGTTGGGACGCCTCCAGTTCCTTTTGCGCGTTACGGTAGGTCGCGGTGATTTCGGCCAAGCTGTTCTTCGCGGCGTTGGCCGCGCGTAGATCCACCGAACCGGCGGATCCCTTCTGGTCCTTGTACTTGGCGTTGATGTTGGCGATCTCGCGATCGATGACCGCCTGCTGCAGGCGGTCATCGTTCGGGCTCACCTCGCGGATCGCCTGTAGATCCTTCTTGTACTGCTCCAACTCCTTGGCGCGCTTCTGCTGGTTGGTCAGCGCCGCCCTGGAACGAGCGTCGATCCGGTCAATAGCATTCTGGGCGGCCTGTTCAGCCCGAGCGCGCTCGCCGGCGGTTCTGGCATCGTCCTCCATCGCCTTCTTCCGCTCGCGGAGCATGTCGAGCTCTTCGCGCAGGCGGTTCCGGCTCTCGTCGCGGTTGCCGACCAGGCCGAAACCACCTTGATCGAGCTGGGCAAGGCGCCGCTCCACATCGGCGATCTGGGAGTCGATGTCCTGGCGGCCAATGCTCTTGGCATCATCCCACGCGCGCTTGGCAGCACGTGCCACTCCATTCCAGGCACGCTCAATCCAACCCAGGTTCTCCAGAATCTTCGGGGTCCTCTGGTTGATTGCGTCAGCGTAGGCCTCAGTCGCCAGCTTCACCGCGCCGGCGTGATCCCCCTGCTCCTCCAGCGCCTTGATCTGCGAATAGACGGATGCGGTGAGGTAGTTGTACTGCTCGTTCAGGGCCTTCGAGGCCTTCACAGGGCCCTCTCCCAGCCTCACGAACTCGGAGACGGTATCCCCCACCGCACGGCCAGTTGCCTCTTCCATCGATAGCGCGGCCTGGGCGATGGCGACGAAGCTTTCGCTGGCCAAGTCTCCCTTGCCCGCCAGAGTGGCCAGCACTTCGGCAGCAGCTCCGGTCGTGCCAACCGTATTGCTGACTTGGCGCGCCATTTCGCCCAGTCCAGAGGCGCTGGTACCGGCGTAGTTGCCGGTCATGATCAGCGCCTTGTTGTATTCGCCCTGTTCCTTGCTGCCCAAGTACGCCGCCGCAGTCACACCACCGATCGCCGCTGCCAGCAGCCCAATCGGGGCCAGGACGCCGATAACACCGCGAGCGGCGCCGCCGGCGTTCACACCGATCTCGGCGATGTTGTGGGCGGCGACCCGCCAGTTACCGGTGGAGAGGGCGTTACCCAACTGCAGCACGTTCTCGCGCGCTTCCTTGCTGGTCAGCCCGAGCTTGTTGATCGCGCCGCCGGTCCCTTCGATGTCCCGCCGCTTCGCCGCGATCTTCTCCAGGCCGGCGGCCAATCCGGCGTCATCCAGCCCGCCGGCGGCGCGCAGCCCACGCAACGCGGCTTCCTGCTTCTCAAGCCTGGCCAGCGCGGCGGTCACCGGATCGATGCTGTTGACCGTGCGTTGCATCGCTTCGATCTGCCGGTTCTGCGCCGCAACCAGGCGCTGCTTCTCGGCGGCCTCCTTGGTTTCCGCCTTCTGCAACCGGTCATAGGCCGCACCCAGGCGATCCTGATACTGCGCTTCGTCCTGCAGCGTGGTCAGGCCGGCCTTGCGCGCCCGCTCGAGCAAGCTCTCGGCGCGAATCAGATCGTCGATGTTGGCGACGTTGCCGGAGAGCGCCCGTTCCAACTGGCTGATGATGGATATCTCGCCAGCGGCGCTGTCGTATACCTTCCGGCTGGCAGCAGCCTGGCGTTCACGCGCACCGGCCGCCTTCTCGACACTGCGGGCAGCGTCCTCCTCCGCGCGCGATACGCCCTTGGTGGCCTGCTCGAGGCCCTTGCTGGCGTCGGACAGGTTGTCGATTGCCTGCTCGGCCTGATCGGCGGAGTCGACCAGCTTGTCGAGGTCCTCGGCCGCCTTTACGGCCGGGCTCGAATCGACCTTGATGCCCAGTTCGGCGAAGTTGCTCATCCCGACTCCCTCTGCTCGCGGAAGGCCTTCAGCGCAGCGTCTTCCATCACCCGGATATCCGCGAATACCGCGGGTTGCTCACCAGCGGCTACGCCGCACATCTGCATCACCACCGGCAATGCGGTGTAGTCCAGGCCTGTTGCGCCACACATGCCAGCCCGCCACTGGGTGCTCATCGCCTCGAAGACGATGAATGCCGTCCAGTTACAGGGCCAGAGTTCCATCTGCTCGTCGCTTTCGTCGAAGTCATCCGGCGACAATCCGAACTGCGCCAGCTCCTGGGCGCTGGCTGCAGGCCGATAGAGTTCTTGTGCGGCGCGCTTCAGTTTCCCAAGCGCCCTCTGTTGTAGGCGCTCTGGTAAGCCTCGAGGATGGCCTCGGGCACGCTGACCAGGGAGGACACCAGCAGCCGGACGTTGGCCTCGGTGAACGCCTCGTCGAACCCCCACCCGGCCACAACGGCTTGTACCTGCTCGACCTGGAGGTCGATCTGAGCCGTGGTGAACGCTTCCAGAGACTGCTCGCGAGTCTCCTCGACCAAGCGCTTGAACCGCTCTCCCCAACTGCTGTAGAGGTCGGCCAGCGCTTCACGATCCAGGTACTTGAAGGTGAATGGCACCTTGATGGACTCCCCGCCGAGGCGGGGAATCTCCACACTGGATTCGAAGGTAGGCGCCTGCGCGATACTGAACTTCTTCGCCATGACAGTTCCTTAGGGGGCCGGGTTGTAGCGAACCGGGCGGCCATCGAGAGCGATGGTCAGGGTCCGGGTCATGATTTCGTTGACGTTCAGGGTCGGGGTATCGCTGACCGAGACGTAGCCGTTGTAGAAAACCTCCGATCCGTTGCGCAGCGTCAGGCGGATCACCTGCAGCGCCTTACTCTGGTCCGCCGCCTCAATCACCGCCCACTGCGGCAAGTTAGGGTCGTCGGCGATCGGCATCGAGAACGACTGCGCGTTGCGGAAGGTAGGCAACTGGCGCTGGTCATCGTCCTCGAGGTACTGGTACTGGACGAATTGCTGCTCGCCGCCGGAGGTGGTCGGGTTCATCACCTGCTGGATCTGCTGCCAGGTGAGGACCTTCTTCGCCGAACCGATGCCGCCACCGGCCGGGTAGCGGATCACATCCGTGGTATCGATATTGCCCAGGGAGAAGGTGTCCTCGGTGGAAACTGCGACCTTGACGGCTCGGCCGTTCAGGCCGGTCCAGCCGGACACCAGCGACACGACGTCACCGATCAGCAGGCCGTGAGCATCTGCGGTAGCAACCGCTGGCTTGGCGTTGGAGACAGCGGTAACCGGAATAGCCGGGCCGTAGGTGGCAGCAATGGCCAGCAGCGCGCCGTTGGGGAGGCTTGCGGACATGGAGTTTTCCTCGTGTGGAAATGAAAAAACCCGCTCATGGCGGGTGCTGGTGTGCCCATGCGGGCGATCAGAAGATGTCGGCGCGATAGCCGATGGAGACTGGTTTGGTATCGGCGATGTCCCCCGATATCCAGGGTCCCGGCGCTGGTGGGCTCACCACCTGCACAGAGAAACCGGGGCGAGACAACTCGCTGTAGAGAGGGAACTGCTGACCTAACTCGGCGATAATGTCTGCGGCAACGCCGGTGCCCTGCCCGCCTGGGACCACGATGCTGATCTGGAACACACCTGTGAAGCCCCGGTGGTAGCCGCCCAAGTCGCTACTGGTAGTGCCAGCGGGCAGCGTGAAGCAGCGCAGATAGATGGCACCCGGCGTCGGTTCGAACGTCACATTCGGGTACGCGACCGGGATACCCTTGGCCTTCGCCCAGATGTCCAGGCGAGCCTCGAACAATTGCTGAATGATCTCGTGACTCATGCCTGGTTCGCCCTGACGGCGGCCTCCACAATCTGCTGGAATTCAGCGATGGTCACCCGGACCATGCCAGCCGGCGCCTGGCTGGAGTGCCCGTACTCCAGCGGTACCGCATACGGCAGGTTGTTCACCAGGTAGGCGGTATCACCGAGCTTCAGCGGCTGGACCCCAGCGGTCACTGCAGAAATTGTCTTGCTGCCAGTCGGGTCGACGTCATCAATCTCCCCCGGTGCGGCCGTGCCAATGCTGAACTGCCAGTTGGCCCGAAAGCGCCCGCCAACATACCCGCGCCCGGCCACCATCCCGTTGACGTCGAAGTTCTGGTCACGCTCCGCCTTGGTCAGCGGCTTCGCGTGCTTCACGCCTCGACGTAGCTTCCCGTTCCTGGTGAAGTTGCTCGGATTCAGGTTGATCAGGGTGTTGCGAATCGCAACGTTCTCGTCGTAGCGGTCCGCCGCAGCACTCGCTCGCTGGCGGTAGGCGACGTTCGCGGCCCACCGCTCCGGGTCACCGACTGGAGATTTCTCGATCACCTTGACCGACAGGTCCAACATGATCCGCTGGTAGATCGCATCGCCGGCAGCCAAGGCTTGGTCGCGGAACTGCGCCACCGCTGCAGCGAAGCTGCCCTGGCGCCCCGAGTAGCGTTGACGCATGCGAGAGCCACGGGCCATGCGCTACCTCCTCGTTTGCGCGACGAAGCCGATGTCCAGGCCGGCATAATTCCAGGCTTTCGCAGTCACCACCTTGAAGGCCTCGCCGTCGAACTCGATACGGTCGCCGTTCCTCGGCGCCGGCATGTCCTGCCCCCCGAGCTGCACTGGAGACATGATGATCTCGACATCACCCTGTTGGATCAGCGAACCGTCGATAGCCCGCACATCGTAGTCCTGGCGCATGCCGGAACCATCGAAGCGGCGCTCGATGGTTGGGCTTCCACCGGTCGCTGGGTCGTATTCGCCCTGCTCGAACTTGGTCAGGCGTAGCTCAAGCCCCCTACCGCCCTTACTCCGCGGTGCCAGCATACGAACGGCCATCGCCCGGGAACGGTCGTAGATATCAGCCATCAGCTCATCCTCGACACCCTGACGTTGAACATGCCGCCGCCGACTGTCAGCGCCTCCAGAAGCCGATCCACTGCAACGTAGCGCGGCTGCCCCTGGTTCACCGGTTCGGCGTAGACCGTGGTGAGGGGTCCCACCGTCTCGGATTTCACGGCGGAGGCCTGCTGTACCGTGTCCAGCGGCCCGTCGAGGGCCAGCAGGGCCAGTTCGCACGTTGCGGCCTGCAGTTTCCGGTTCGGCCAGGCCAGGCCGGTGCGTGGAAACTCCAGCGGCTGGTCCGAGTCGACCTTCGAGCCTCGGAATTGATAGCTGCGGTCGATGTAGTCGGTCGCCCTGATCAGTGCCGAGGAGCGGCTGTCATTGGAGGCCGACGCCCAGGCAGCATTGCCGCGCTGAGCGTGATACTCGGTAGCCTGGTCGACGGAGACGTAGCTGTTGGCGCTGTCACCCTCAGTCACCACCGCCATTGGCTTTCTCCTCGGTCGCCTTCAGGAGCTCGCGCAGCGAATCGGGCGTGGCGCCTTCCGGCACCTCGACACCCAGTTCAACGAGACGCGCCAGCACCTGCTCGTCGTTCAACGGCGAGGGTTCCTGGGCCGCCTTCGCCTCGGTGAGCAGTTTCGCCAACGCAGCCTTGCCTGCACGCCCATCGAACGCAACGCCGAGGGCCTTCAGGTCAGCCTTGATATCGTCGAGGGTTGGCTCGCCGTCCTGGCCGCCCGAAGCCTTCGCAGCACCGCTAGTTTGCAGTTCGATCAGGCCGTAGGCCGCCGAGTATGCCTGCGGCACCTCGCCGGCCACCGCATCGGCCTGTTCGAGGAAGTCACCCTGGCGATAGGCGAGCGGGTCCCGAATCGTCAGCCCATTGCGTTGGGCGAACTCCATCTGGTCCGAGGTCGCCGGGCCAGCTACGAACCACAGAATCTTCTTGGTCATTGTCCACCTCATGAAAGGGGGCCTGGCGGCCCCTCTGCGGTTACTTGCTCAGCACCAGAACGCCGGCGGTGTCTTTGACGCTGGTGGCGGTGCGCTCCCAGTTCGCCGCGGTGCCGATCGCGGTATCGTTCGGCGAGGCGCCGCCCGTACCGGTCTTCCAGGTGTAACCGAGCACGCCCAGGTTGTAGCTCCACTCGGCCTGGTAGACCGAACCCAGGTTCTCCTTGCCGGTAGTGCGGTTCAGAACAGCGTCGAAGTCGTTGTTGCCGGTCACCAGCACTGAGCTCTGCACCAGGCCCAGCGAACGGAACGAAGCTGGGTTGGCCTCGGGGTCGGCGCCAGCCGGCACGATCAGCGAGTCGGCGTCGGTCACCACGAACAGACGGCCGAACGGGTCGCGCATCACGTTCACGCCGTCGTAGGTGAACAGGTTCTCGGCGTTCGCAAGAGCGTTGTCGTAGAGATCGCTGACCACGCTGGAATGGAACACCCAGGCCGCGATGGCGTTGGCGCGGTCGCCGAACTTGAACGCCGCCTTGTTCAGGGTGCGGAAGGTTGCGGTCTCGGTGGCGCTGCCATGGGTCGCGTCGGTGTGACCGCTGATTGCAGCCACCGCGCCGCGGATGGCGGTGTTCAGCATATCCGCGACACGTGCTTTACCCAGTTGCTCACCGATGGTCAGGGCCGCTAACGCCGGGTTCTGCAACACCCAGTTGTACTGGGCCGCTTCATACTCGATCGGTGGCGTGCCGGCGGCGACCTTCACCGCGGCGTTGAGCAACTGCGTCAGACGAGTCGCAGCCACGTCGCCGTTGCCGTAGACGTTGCGGCGGCGCACCAGATTGGCGATCAGCTTGAAGCTGGCCTTGATGTCGAAGTCGCCCTGCGCCGGCGCGTTCTGCAGGACGATGGTGCCGGCGGATGCCTGGTTGAATTTGTCGATCGCCTGGGCGACGGTTTCGGTCAGAGCCGTGTAGGTCTGCTTGTTGAATACAGCGAGATCGAAAGCCATGTGGCCTCCTTACTTGATCGTTTCGAGGTAGGCGACCTTCTCGGCCTCGGTCTTGCAGTCGGCGAGCGACTTGGCCGTGCTGCCGGAGGGCTTGCCGCCCGGGGGCGTTCCGCCGCCGGAGTGGCCAGAGCCCTTCAGGATCTGGTCGCGGTAGGGGTACTGGTCGACGAGAATCTCCAGCGCTTCATCGAAGTCGGCGGCCTCGCCGGGACGGGCCTTGCTGTACAGCTTGTTGCCGTGGGCGTCGTAGGCCACGACATTGCCGTCCTCGATCTTCAGGTGCTTGCCGAACACGGACTGCACCATGTCGGCCGGAACAGCCAGGCGGTCTGCCACGAACTTCGAGCGGGAGAAGCTGCCGCCGATCTTCTCGGCGTAGAGCTGCTGCTCCAACTGCTCCGCGCGCGTGGTGGCCTCGGTCAGCTTGGTGTCGTAGGCCTTGCCGATTTCAGCCTTCACCTTCTCGATCTCGCCGGCATCCACCAGCTTCTTCGCGTCGAGATTGGCGACGGTTTCCAGGGCTTTGCGCGCTGCGGCCGGGTCCTCGATGCCTTCGAAGTCTTTTGCGATCTTCTCGGCCTTCTCCGCCCGCTCGCGGTGCTGCTTGGCCTCTCCGTTCAAGCGGGTGATGGTGGCTCGGGTACCTACCGCATCGAAAGCGATCTCCTTGCCGTCATCCTCCACGTAGACCGGCTTGCCATCCTGGACCTCGGCGTATTGCTTGCCATCGACTTCGACAGTCTTCAGTTTCATCTCGTCTTTCTCCGGCCATCCGGCCATTGCGATGGGCCATCCGGCCCGGAAGGCGCCCCGCTCCATCCGAAACGCAGGCATAAAAAAGCCCCGGACATTGCCGGGGCCTACACGAATTGGTGATCAGATCAGTCGGGCGCGTACAGCGACTTGAGTTGCGCCAGGCTCAGCGGGTTGCCCCGCTGGTCCAACAGGTCGCTCAAGGTGATGACGCCTCGGCGCCAGAGGTCGGCGCGGCCGGGCCCCAGCTTCTCGTCCTGGAAGGCCTTCGACTTACCCTTGAGCCATGTCTCGAAGTTCAGACTGGCCGGCACCTGGCCGTCCATCGACGCCCGGGTGCTCTTCACCTCGTCGACGTCGATACCTAGCTCACGCATCGTCTTGAGCCAAGGCAGAGTGGTACTGCGACACCCCCAGTGCCGCGGGCAACCTTGCTTGTACGGCAACGAGTGCCCCACAGGCCTGAACTGCAGATCCCATGTCTTCTGGTCGTAGACCATGCAGATTTCCGTGGTGTGCGAGTCCAAGGTGCTGAGCTGGCGATACCCTTTCACCGGTCCATTCTCGCCAGAATTGGCCTTGTAGACCTCCATCCTGGCGCCATTGGCCACCGCTTGGGCGCTGTTGTGGACCAAGGTCCGAGCCGCGCGCTTGCTGACATCCATGAAGCCCTTCACCGGCGGTTGGTCGCCCCGAGCCCGGCGGCCGACGATCTGGGTGACCATCTGCTCCGTGGTCTCGCCGTTCACGAAGCCATTGCGCACCACACCGGCGAACCGGAACGACACATCCGCAGCCTGCTTGAGCCACCACTGCTTGGTAGGCGCGCCCTCGATGAGCGTTTTCGCAACCACGGCGCTGAGTCGGTTCTTGCCGACGCCGAGCATGATTGGCCGGCTCACCAGACTGTTGACTGAGCTCGACGCGAAGCCTCCTTCGATGACCGCGAGTTGCCGCAGGTTGGCATCATGCGCCGCAGCGATCTCGGTGTACTGCGCCTTGATTGCCTTGGCCGCCTCGTCGAGGATCGCATTGACCTCCTTGACGTTCTTCAGCGGCAACCGGCGGCCCTGCAGCAGCTTCACCAACTCCTCGGCGAGTTCGGTGATCTTCTCCTCGACTTCCTTCGACATACCCGCCGTGGCCCTGATCAGGTCGATACCATGGTCGGTATACAGCTCCGCCAGCAGCACCTCCAAGCGAGTCATATCGCAGGCTCCTGGTTGCGGATCCGCTCCCGCTCCGACTCCCAGTCCAGGTCCTCGGCAAGCATGCCGCGGCGCTGGGCCTCGTTGAACAGGGTCTGGTCTGACAACGAGCCGCCGTCACGCATGCGCTGCAGCACACCCATGGTCTCGGCCGGAGCATAATCCGGGTCGAGATTCGGCTGGAGCTGCACGGTGCCGCCCTCGGCGCGGTTGTTCAGTGCGAGGGAGAAGTACGACAGGAACAGCACCAGGCTGTCCTGCAGGCCCTGGCACATCATCGCCAGTTTGCTGGTCTCCTTCGCCGATTCCTCGCCAGACTGCTTCGCCGTCATGACCTGGGTGGACTTTTCCACCAGCTTCGCACCGGCCTGCCTCATCTCCTCTTGCAGTGAGTCAAGCTGTTCCCGCGCGGTCTTGATGGCGGCGCCGGTGTGCTCGACATACTTCATGTCGGATTCCCGAGGCAACTTCACCGCGGAGCGCGCGCCGATGGCCAGTTCGTCGCCGGAGTCGACGCCAGTCATCACCAGGATCGGCACGCAGGCGACATCGACCAGACTGTCCAGGGAGGACTGGAGCCACCAGTGCTTCGCCACCAGGTGGGCGAGTTCGAGCAGCGGTGGCTTTGCCGTGAGGAACCCGGTACGCGCGGTGTAATACGGCACCAAGGGGATGAAGCCGAGCGTATTCGGGGTGTCCGACACCATCTCCCACCCGTCCTTGCCCTCCTCGAACACGCGATGCCGGTGGGGCTCGATCACGCGGATCTGCTCAACGGTTTCGTCGGTGAACTCGTCCACCTCCTCCACCCGGCACGTCCGGAAGCGGAACTGGGTCAGACTGTCGACACCAGCAACCTTGCCGGTCTTCCACCCCAGCACCTGGCCAGGCTCGATCAGCACCCCGTAGGGCCTGAAGCCGGCTTGTTGCTCGGCCTGCCGTGTGTTCGGCAGATCCTCTGGCCGTTGCGGTATCTCGACCAGGGCGAACTTCAGGCCATACTCCAGCCCGCCGCGGAACCAGTCTTGGGCGAAAACTTGCAGGTCACGTCCCTCCGTATCCACGTCGGTCAGCAGGTCGGCGATCTCCTGCGGCACGTCATCGCCGATCACGACCGGCTTCGCAAACACTCGCCCCACCATGGCGCCGACCGTTTCCTCGAACGCGGGGTGCAGCGTCGCCAGCCTCAGCCGCGCTTCATAGTCCTCCCTCGTCTCGAGCTGCCGCTTGGGCAGGTACGCCTCCCCCGCCTCGCGCATGGCCGAAGTGCCGCCCTTGATGCAATCGATCAGCTTCCAGTGCTCGCGCATCTCCTCGACAGCAGCGCAGCACTGGCAAACGGAATCGCTCATGGTCAGAACCTCAGGGTGGTAACAACGGCCGCAGGTCGCTCGACCGGGAATTCCTTGTGAATGAAGTAGCCCGCAGCATCGTTGGGGTGATCGATGTCGGCGGACTTGTCCGGCTCACCGTTGGTGCCCCACACCTGCTGCTCGAGGGCATCGGCGTAGGTCGGGCAGCGGTCGGGATTGACCCGATACCGCCGCTCGCCCTTGGCGTTGCAGAACATGGCGTTCATGGAGTTGATCCGGTCCTTGACCGGCGGGTTGGCGGCTGGAGCCGATACGACGAAACCGGCCTGCTTGAGCAGCGCGATATCGGTCTCGCTGGCCCGGACGGACTTGCGAGAGTCGCCGGAGGCGTCGGGGTAGATCCTGATCTGGCGGGTCGGCCGATAGTCGCCGTCGGCGTACAGCCAGAACCGCTCCTTGATCTGGCGGATCATGTCCGGGGTGTCGTACCCGTTGACGATCTCGTCGACCGCGTGCGGCAGGCCCAGGCGCTTCACATGCACCACGGCGGCCATCTTGCCGACGTTGAAGTCCATGCCCACGAACAGCGTTTCGCCGGGCTGTACGGTCTCCTGCGAGGCGTTGAGGGTGCGGTCGTAGGCGGTGTAGATCGTGCCCGACGTCAGGTTGACGAACTGGCCGCGCAGGTACGCCGCGATCAGTTGCGGCGGGTACGACTCCATCAGCGAATCGATGTAGTCGTCCGGCAGATTCGCCTCGTTGTCGTAGGTGCTGGCCTGGACCAGTCCATACAGGTCCTGCAGGTGCGGCTTCTCGCGCAACTGCTTCACGAACTGCTGGAAGACGAACTTGAAGCCTTCCGGGGTGGTGGTGACGTCGACACGGTTGCGCAGGCCGTCCACCTTGTAGCGCATCCGCGCGATGATCTTGCGCCAGGCCTGCTGCGCCTTGACCAGCGACAGGACGTCGAGCTCGTCCACCAGGGACCGGCCGACCTTGAAGCCGACGATGGTTTGCGGCTTCTCCATGGAGCGGCAGATGATGGTGGTGCGGTAGGCGCTGCCGCTGTAGAGGTGAACCTCGTGGTTCGCCTGGTTGATCCTGGTCCGCAACCCCCAGTCGAAAGCCACCTCCTCCATCGTTGGGTAGAAGATGTCGCGGATTTGGGCGTAGGTCGGCGCGAAGTAGCCGGCGTTGATGCGCGGCCATTCCCAGGCGTGCTGGGCGAGCCCTGAGCAGCCCACCCAGGTCTTGCCGGAGCCGAACCCAGCCACGAAGCCGCAGAACTTGTGCGGCAAGGCCAGGAACTTCGCCTGAGGCACGTTAAGCGTCGGCATCGCGCACCCTCGCGTCGATGATGGTCACCGCGACGCTGGTTGGCGGCGCTTCGTCCTCAGGGTTCTCCAGCAGCTTCAGTTCGGCGCGCTTCTTCGCGACATCCAGGCGCTTGAGCTCCAGGTCGAGCGCGGCAGACTCGGTGCCGACGTGCCGGCTCAGCAGTTCCAGGTTGCGTAGCTTGTCCGGCCACTTGACCTTGCGGAGCACGCCGGCGATGCGGCGGTCGTCACCGCGGCCCTCGAACAACTCGGCGATCTCGATGCCGGACAGGAACTGGCGCCAGGCCTTGGGCCAGTCGCGGATCGACCGGAACGAACCGTCGTCCTCGAGGATGTCGAGCACGTCCATCTCGTCGATCTCGCGCAAGCGGCGGATCACATAGTCGGCTTCGACCTCGGTGCGCTTCGAGCGCTCGGCCATGGCGGCCTGGATGGCCTGGGCGACCTCCGGCCGCTGGAGCAGTTGATAGCCGATCTCCGTCGCGCGCCGGGTGCTGTAGCCGGCCCGAATCGCGGCCTGCGTCGCGTTGAGGTCTATCAGGTACTCGTCGACGAACAGGCGCTGTTTCTTGGTCAGCGCCATGGATCACCTCAACTGAGCCTCAGGATGGGCGCGATGTTGCCCTTGTTGCGGTAGACCAGCACCAGCAGCACCAGCAGGACCGCCAGCAGGTAGGGCGATATCGGCGTTGCGTGGCGCGCCATCAGCACGGCCAAGCTGATCGACAGCGCCTGCATGCCGGTCCCAGCGGCGAGGATGTACGCGCAGAGCGAGACGCCGAACCGGTACGTTGCACCGTGGCGCTGGTACGTGAAGATGCGGCAACTGATAGCGCCGCAGACGGCCGCAGCCGCCAGGGTCACCAGGTCAACCATCTTTCCGGCCTCCGATCATGCCGACGATGCGCTGCAGAACGATCTGGAGCCATGCCGGCGCGCGGCCACCAATCATCCAGTCGAGCACGCCGATCAGGATCGTGACGATCAGCGCGGCGGTGACCAGCGCGGGAAGTCCGGAGAACTGAGTCGCGCCCCGCCCGACAGCCTCGGTGGCTGCGTAGTAGCCGCCCACCCAGGACGCCAGCAGGTAACCGACACGCCTTGCGATGGTCAGGTCGTGAGCCCAGAGCACGAACAGCAGCGCGCCGGCGAAGCCGCCGATCACAGCATTGACGTCGACTCCGGGGATGATCGCGGTGGCAGTGAGCCCGACGGCGCCGGCTGCTGCTACCGCACCACTTGGCTCGGCCATACCTATTACTCCTGAGGTGAATCAGCCTAGACGCGAACCTAAGCGCTAGAATGCCTACTCCAGCGGACAACGACAGGAGTGGATATGAACAACGAAGTCGCGAACAGCCAGTCGATAATCCTCAACGCGCTGATCGCCGCGCTGCGGAACTCAGGCAACTTGGATGTTGAGACCTTCAAAAAGAAGATCCAAGAGCAAACCGCCCCGGGGACAAATAGTGGCTTCCACCAAGGCACGATCGACGTGGCCATACACATTGCAGAGGGTGGAAAGTAAAACGTGCTGCTGGTAGCACTGCGTTCCCGGGGCGAAACGAAAAAACCCGGCGCTAAGGCCGGGTTTTCGGGGGAATCTGTTGATTGGGTGCAACTGTGCACAATGGCAAAACGATACCCAAATGCTCGCCAAATCGTCAAGCGACCCGTTTCAGGCGCTCCCGCTGGGCCCAGTAGGCCGCCACGCGGTCATGGTAGCGCTGATGGACACTGGGGTACTCCAAGATATCCTCGCCCCACTCCTCCCGGTATGCCTCCCCGTACCGCTTCATCCTCGCCGCCCACCGCGCCAGCTCCTGGTCCGACATCCCGCGCAGACGTTCCGCCAGGCGCTGCTGGTGATGCTCCCGGCGCTCGGCGTAGGCCTCTGCGCGCTGCACCGCCACCGTATCGCGGTCAACCTGATGCCAGCGCCAGCCCGGCCCCTTCCGCAGGCCGCTCTGCTTCGCCACCACCTCGGCGACCGGCCTCAGCGCCTGGGCGTCGAGCCGGTCGATGTGGCGCGCCAGGCGCTCCCAGGTACTGGCATAGTCCCGCGCCCAGTGGCTGGGGTCGATCCGGCAGCCGAGGCGCTCCTCGATGAAGAGGCAGACCTCGCCCGGGCGCAGTGTGTCGCGGCCATTGACGGCGCGCCTGTGCGAGTTGATCGCCGCCAGCGCCATCCAGTACGCCCGCTCGCCCTGGCGCTGAGTCAGTTGGCCGAGGCCGGCGCCGATCCAGACCAGGCCGTGAGCGATCGCCACGTCGTCACCGGTGGCCAGCGGCGAGTACAGCGTGTGGCCGAAGTGCTGCAGCGGCTTCGGCAGCGAACGGATGGCAGCCTGCACCAGACCGGCGGCCAGCATGTGGGCGGAGCGCCCATTGGTGTCCTTGCGGTCGGGGTGCGTCTCGTTGGCCACCCGCCCCTTCTTGCCCAGCGCGGCCTTGTCGGCCGCCACCGCCAGCACTGAGCTCCGACTCTCGTAGAAGGCGTCATGCCAAGCCTGGCGCGCGCTGATCAGTCTCATTTCGACTCTCCCCTGTAGTTTCCTGTAGTCACTGCTCGCCCTCGAGGAGAGGGACGATCTTCACTCGCACGCCCGGCGTTTCGCCGTAGCGCTTCCCCACCACCGCCTTCACGACCTGGACGTCGTCCTTCCACACCACGCCGTTCAGGCCGTCGTAGATCGCTTTGATCACGTTGTCCATATCGGGCTTCTTGGTGGGGTACAGGCCGCCGGCCAGGGCCAGCGACTTCCGCTTTTTCGACATCGATTGAGGGATGCTCAGGGCGATGTCCAGTTCGACCATCACGGGGCCTTCCAACAGCGCGCGACCCAGCATGGCCTGGTGGCCGGCGTGCGCGATCAACCCCTCGTAGTTCGCCGTCTTCGCCGGCGTGAACATCCTGGCGTGGGCGCCGACGCGGCCGATACGCGGCCTCCCCTTCCCCACCGGCTCGCCGGGTACGGTGAACATCACCGGGCGGAGGTCATGCATCACGGCGCACCTCCGGCGCTTTCCGGCGCATCTTGGCCAGCAGCAGTTCCCGCGCCTGTGCGCCACTGAGCCCATCCAGGCCCTGGGCTTGCATCCGCCGGCGGAGTTGCCGCTCGGCCTCATCCTCGGCCAGGTCCAGCAGGCTCTTCCCGGTGTCATGCTCAATCGCGTGGATGACGGGCTGGCTCAGCGGGATGTTGTTTGCCCACCGCCGGACCATCTCTGCGTAGTGGAACCCGAAGCGCTTGCGGAGGCGATCGTCGTTCACCTCGCCGGTGCGCAGATCGAAAACGCCGGTGGCCTCGGCGGCGGCCTTGACCACATGGTGGCGGTAGCGGCACGCCAGAGCTTGGTGGAACGCGGTGTCGTGGTCCGGCAGACCGAGCGACTCCGGCTGCACGCTCAAGCAGAGTTCCCGGAATGTCGGCGCCGCCGGCGGCCAATCGAACCGGCTGCCCATGAACGTCAGCATGTTGAGCCCGTGGGCCAATTGCTGACCGGTCAGCCCCTGGAGCACCGTAGCCCAGGCGCCGTCAGGATTCGGGTTGTCGCCAAAACTCGACGTCCAGCGGTGCCCGTACATCTCGGTCATCTTCACCCAGAGCCGTTCCAGCAGCCTGTCGGGCAGCCTCGTTGGCGGCGACGATTGCGTTGACGCGGTCGACGGCTGAGCGAGGGCCCTGTCGATGTGAGAGGCCGCGCTTTGCGGCACGATGGCCGGCTTGGCCTTCGGCGTTTCCTGCTTGGTTTCCATAGCTGCTCCTGTTCTGGTCGAAGCGCTGGTTGCGGAGGAGGTTCTGCGCAAGTTCGTGTTCCCACTGGCCCTGGGACTGATACTTCTCGGGGCGGTTGATCCAGTAGCTACGGAACTCGAGGAGATCCTCGTCGCGTAGCTGGTAGTTCTTCATGCCGTTACGGGTCAGTGTCGCGGGCCAGCCCCTGGCGCTGGGTAGCCAGGCGTCATGCATGGGGAATCGCTGTCCGGGCTGCGGGTCCTCGCGCGGTGGAGTAGTAGGAGGAATACCGGATACCGGAGGTGTGCCCACTTTTTCACTTTCACTCCCTCCCACAAATCTGCCCTCTTTTTCCGGGAGAGCCGCGTAGTTACTGGGCTCCGACCCTTCCACATAACTGCCCGCTTCATCTGCCCACTTAGTGCCCACTTTTTTTCGGACGGATTGATCCCGTGAAGCCTTCGGCAACTCAAAAATCAGGCGCCTTTCGGCCAAGTTGGGGCCTACCAGACCCACCTTCTGCAGCCAGACCAGCGCCCGCCGCAGTTCCTTTTCGGAGGGCTCGCCGCCCTTGATGCCTTGGTGCGGCTCGACGTAGAGCTCCTCGGCGATCGACTTCCAAGAGATCCCTCGCCGCTCTCCGACAACGCCTGTTGCGAAGTCCATGAACGGGCGCAGGGCGAACACGTAGATCTCGCGGGCAAGCATGGGTAGGCCGCGGAGCGCCTCCCGCTCCTCGTCGTTGATCTGGAAGGACGGCACGGCTACCCCTGAACAAGGCGCGGCCGGCGCATCTGGTCGATCATCCGCAGCGCCTCATCGGTCGCCGCCCTGGATTCGGAGAGCTCCCGGTGGGCCTCCTGCAGTTCCTGGTCATCAGCGCCGTCGACGAGGTTGGCCACGGCCTGCTGCGCCTCACCGTTCTCCTTGATGAGTGTCCGGAGCATGCAGAGCACCTCCGGCCGCTGGCCGGCATCGCCGCCGATCAAGCGCACCGACACGCCCAGCGGCGTCAGGATGTCGCCCAGGGCCTGGACCTTCAGGTCAGTCGGCAGCGCGGCGAGGATGCTGGGTACGAAGTTCGCCGGCACCAGGTTGGTGTCCTTGGTTCCGTCGTCGAGCCAGCGGAACACGCGGTCGGCGTTGACCTTCATCCGCTCAGTTGTATCGCGCGTTGGCGGGTCGAAGACGATGCCGGTGACCAGCGCTCCCTGGATGCGCTCGTGCGCCTCCACGATGTGCTGGACCACGGTCTCTCGGCTCCACCCCTCTCGGCGGCGCCATTGGTTCACCACGCCGAGCAGCGTGGAAATCAGGGTGTGCGACTCATTCCGCATGCACTGCGTCTCCCACACGGTTAGGATCATTTCGCCATGACGCACGGATGACCGCGCTATCCCTGGCTCCCCTTACAGCGCGATGGCCGAGGAGGCTGAAAACTTGAAAATCGATCGCACGACTCAGAAAGCCGTTCTGGACCGCTTGGCGGACGCGTATCCCAATCCGGTACATACCGATGGGCTCTCCGATCTCTTCGACGACACCAAGATGCTCACCGCCTGCTGCGCCTACCTGCACGAGCACGGCCTGGCAAGGGCAAAAATCTCGGAGTTTTTGAGTGAAGGCCGCGAACTGCTGTACGCGGAAATCACAGCCAAGGGGATCGACTTTCTGGCAGATGACGGCGGCCTGAGCGCAATCCTGGGGCCGGTGACGATCAAGTTTCATGAGGACTCTCTCCGCCAGATGATCGAGCTACGTCTCGCCAATGCGAGTGACCAGCAGGTGACGCCGGAGGAGAAAACCCAGCTTGTTCAAGCGCTTCGAGGACTGCCCGCCGATTCCATAAAACACCTGACAACGCGACTACTGGACCTGGGCATGGACAATCTGCCTCGAGCAGTCGAGATAGTTCGTACGTTCCTGTCGTGACGCCCCCCACCTCCTCCGTTGAGCCCAGCGTGAAATGGAGGAACCCGATCCGGGGTCCATGGCTGGTGTGCAGCGGCGTGTAGAACTGGACGGGCAGATCGTGGGCGGTGACGCGGAGGAACAGCTCAGTGCTGTCCGGCTCGCAGCGATTGGCGAGCAGCACCAGGCCAAGCTGGGACTGCGTGAAGGTAGGGCCGCCTGCCACCCTGCCGAGTCCACCATTCCGGTTGGCTGTCATGTCAGGACGCCCATTTCTGATGCCCTTGGAAAGGAAACGGGCGGAGCTCTTCAGCAGTGAAAGTACCGTCATCATGCTCCGTAACGAACACCGCACGACCGACACGTAGCGCTTTGCTGATTGCAGGTGGAGTAATTCCAAGGAGCCTGGCGGCCTCGGCCTGGCCTTTCTCGGTAGCAAATTCCTCAAGGGGAATCTGTTTCATTGGGTGCGTCTCCGCGGTTGCAGACGGCACCAATAATTAACCATCGGTTAGTTTTAATCAATACCGATGGTTTCTTCCATTGTGTTAACCGCTGGTAAACACTTGCCGCATGACGAAGAAACGCGCCCTTCCTCCTGACCGAATAGCCGAATGCACCGCGGCGCATGAGCTTTTTCTGGCCAAAAAGAACCAGCTCAAACTCAGTCAGAAGAAAATTGCTGAGATGGCGGGCATAACCCCCGCTGCTGTCAACCTTTACTTCAAGGGAATCAACCCCTTGAACGCCCAGTTCGCTGCTGTCCTGTCCAGGGCGCTTGGTGAGCCGGTCGAGCGTTTCAGCAAACGCCTGGCCAAAGAAATCGCTGATATGGCTAGTGCCGTTCAATCTCCCTCAAGTCAGGGCTCATTCTCCTCAGGTAACAGTGGCGGGCATGCAGATCGCGCTGAAGCACTGATGGATTTCGCATCTCCGCGCACAAGAACAGTTCTAGAACGCATCAACCAGGCTGCACGGGACGGGCGCCTCTCGGAGGCTGACCTAGATCTTCTAGACCAAATAACAGCACGCTTCGAGCACGTCAGCGACCAAGATACCGTCAGCCAAGGAAGCCACAAACGCCTAAGGGATAGGCTGCAGAACGATGATTTACACCCTAAGCAGTGACGCATTTGCAGGGGTGCTGAAGGCGCCAAAGGTCACCGGCCTCAGCCCCCTTTTCCGCGCAAAGATCCGCGTGAATGGCGATAGTGTGAGGTGCTATGTCAAGCCCCTGCCGGACATGCTCGACTGCCCTGTGCGGCGCACGCCAGTCGATAACCAGGAAGTGATCAGCGAGGCGCTTGGCTACGTTCTTGCGAAGGCATGCGGGTTCAAAGTGCCAACGATTGCCGGCATCATCTTGCTTGAACAGGAGCAGATCCCGGAGTCAGCGCTTGCTGGGCTAAGAAGCCTCGGGCGTGGGCGCCTACAGCCAAACTACTTCTGCTGGTTCACAAAGGATATGGTCTACCCAAACCTGGTCCAGAAGCACATGCAAGGCGTGCAACTCGAGTTTCTGAAACAGCGACGGTTGCGGCGACTCGTTAAGCATCTGGCAGAAGCAGAGGATACTCCGAAGGTCGTCGCCTTCGACGATTGGCTTCTGAACTCGGATAGGCACCCTGGCAATCTACTCGCCAGCAACGGCAACTTGATGCTGATTGACCATGGACGCATCTTTGTTTATCCGAACTGGCAGCCTGGCGCCATAGGCTCGCTGGGGTCCGGCCATCAGCCCGGTAATCGGTTGAGGAACTTCATTGATTCCTACGAGCCGAACTGGAGTGCAAAGCTACCCAAGAAAAGCCAAATGATCATGGCATACAACGCGTTTGCCGTTGGCTTTAGAGACCGCGGAGAAGGAGCGGCGCGCGCCGTGCTGGCTGAGTTCTTCGACAACATCGATATCGACGCTATCATCCACCTGCTGCAATCGCGGCATGACCCAGCAGCATACGCCAAAGAATCCGGCATGGTCCTATGAGCAATCTTGCAAGACTACGTGATCGCCTGAGCGGGGCCGAACAGTCGGGTGTCAAGGGTGTGTGGCGTCCCATCAGCGCGTGCCTGGATGAAGACACCGGCGAATACCTCAATGTCGGGGTATTGTTCCAGTATGCTGGCAAGGTCGAGGTACGAATGCTTGATACGTTCGAGCGCATCAAGTGCCTCTACGGCAACCGCATCGACCTCGCCAGCCTCAGCCATCTGATGGTCGATATCGAAGACACGATCCGGCTTCACCATGCTGACCTACCAGATGAGTTGAGCGATACTATACGCCTAGGCCAGTCGCTTTATGCAGCCGGCACTGATGCTGAAAGCGTGGTCGACGAGTTCTTCTTCGATGTCGTTACCCTGGGCATGCCCACCGAGAAGCAACGCAATCATAACTTCCGCTATCGCTCCAATCACAAGGTGCGTGAGACTCTCTTCGAGATCATGCGCGAGAAGATGGCGCTCGATGCTGAACGCATTATCTGCTCAGAACCGTATAGGCTGAAGTTGCACAATAACGCGACCATCGACGTAGACATCCCTCTTCTGAGCGAGCGCGCGGCCGGCGCGGTGGTGTCCGCCTGGTACAAAAGCCCTCTGGTGGTAGAGAACAACCTTCTGCAGGCAGCATCTGATCTGCTACTGATTACCAGCAACTCGGATCGAAAGCTGTCCTCAATGTCCGTGTTGATGCCCCAGGAGTCTAGTGGGATGACGCGTAGCGAATTCACTAAGCACCAAGATGCGACGCGACGTCAGCTTGATCGATTTCAGCGATCCGGTATCGACGTGATCGAGGCACCGTCAAGCGATATCCTTGCGAATCGCACCATCGAGTGGTGGAAGGCAGTGGCCTAACCCCACCTCATCCCCTCCAAAGAGCCCGCTTCATGCGGGCTTTTTCATGCCTGGAAAAAATAAATTAACCATCGGTATTGACGATTATATTTACCGATGGTTAATTTAATGCACCGGCGCACACCGCTGGTCAAGGCCTCAGCGCCGCGCTCTTTAACAACCAGATGGACGCCGAGCTGGCCGATGCATAGCCAGCGGACCTACCGCGCAACGGTAGGCGGCAGCGGACAACATTCCGTGCCGGGCACAGGCCACTCAAGCGAGATTGAGGCCAGTAGCGATGAATAGCCGACCGAGGCACGCTCCCGGGCAATCGTGAAAACCTCGCGGGTAAGCGACCGCAGCCTGTGCAAGAAGAAGAGAGATACCGGCTCGCATTGCGCGGGCCGGATGCTCTCCAGATCAACCTGCGCTCAGGTTGATCCGGAAAGCAGATCACTTCCGTCGATTGGAACCTGGAGCACCTCCGGAGACGGGCCGCCGTGGTGTTCGGTACCCAGACAGCGCATGGATCTCTTCCCGCTTAATACGCCGCTCTAAATCTTTGATTTGCAGGAACAGCCCTACACCTCCACCGGACGGCATCGTATCGAATCTCTCCCTGAGCTTCGCTAGGACGCCACGAAGACGCTCGATCATTTCGGCATGCGTTTCGTTTGGTTTGTTCTTGGTGGTCATTTTCTTTTCCCTGAGCCAGGCGCACCGCCAGGAACTAATGAGATCTCAACGTACTCGGTGCGCGACTTAGACCGAAAGCCATTCTCAGCATCGGCAAACTTCTCACGACAGCGCCTGCATAGACCTGGCAGCGTTACTTGGCCCTCTACGCGAGGAATTACTGATCCGCAATCTGGGCACTTGATATCTGGAAGAAGTTTTCTTTGAACCTTGTCGATTGACATGGCTCGCCGTGCTGCAGTTGCTCGCTCCGCTTTTCGTTTGGCAAGACGCTCAGCCTTACGAGCCGCCTTGGCGGCTCGCTTTTGCAACTGCTCGGGCGTTAGCTCTGGCTCTCGATACGGGGCAGCTACACGCTTCATCCTCACAGGCTTCTTAGGGGAGGGAGATCGTAGCGCGAGGCGCAGTTCTCTCAACAACTCAGCCATTACCGGATCAGCGATTACGTTCTCAGGGGGCGACGGGTCCATTCCCAGCTTCCTCTGGGCCAAGTCCCTAAAGAACGCTTCTGACTCTTCGCTAAATCCCTGCCCTGGAACCTGCGCCGCAGGAGCAGCGTCTGTGGTCGCACAGACTTGCTCCATCGCCTTCTTCAGTTGCATCAGAACTGCAAGATTTTTCGCATCCATGGCAAACGCCCCGAAATCTCGACGACCAGAGATTAGCAAGGGCGAATCGCCACTACCAGCAACTGCTTCACCAGCCCATCACCCCAAGAGAGATATCCAATGAAGCGAAACGCCAACCCGGCGGCGACCGTTGCTGCCTGGAATTCCGCATACCCCGTCGGCACCGAGGTTGACTACCGATTCCATCGCGGCGCGGCGCCGAAGCGCACCCGTACCACTACTGAAGCCCAGATCCTCGGCGGACACACCGCTGTCGTCTGGCTCGCGGGCGTGTCCGGTTGCGTTGCCTTATCCCACTGCGAGCCGGCCTGAACGTGGCGTGCAGCAACTTCCCCAGCGACAAAGACGAGCAGTGGGACCACGCTGAAAGCGGGTTCGCCCCCAAATTCTGTTTTGCCAATGCTTGATTTGGGACTATCTGGTAGGGGCCTCGAACGAATCTCGATAGGACTTGAAAGCCTCTATCGCATGCTCATTTCTATTATTTCCGTCAGAGTCATCGACCATCCTTTCCTCTGGCGTCTTGCCTCCATAGTAGTCTTCGAACCAACCGAAGTACTGCAATCTGATAGAACCAGGGTGAAACTTACTATCAAGCGCCTTCCACCACGTCAAACAGGCTGGACAAGGTGGGAGCTCCGTAAAGCATATAATTGTTCGGACTCCCCGTGCATAGAGTTCTTTTCCGATAGGGCCAGGAGAATTCTGCATGCCAAGTATCATTATGTTGGTAAGCGGAGGCTCCCAGTTGGCCCTAACGCACCGCTCCAAGGCAACCCGCTCGCTGTGGAGCCCCGCTGATCCAGCAGGGGTGCTTGAAGCCTTATGGTCTTTTCCAATTCGAGCATTGTTATTGTCAAGCAACCTTATTGCGCCGAAGCATTTTCCCAAACCAATATCCCCCGACCTTCCACGACCTTTTCTTGCTTTATAAGCGACAACATCAACCCCACGAAAGTCAACGCCCTCAACATCGAGCGGCTCGAAGCTAATCGCCATATCGACAACCTCCCTGTTGTGCTCGCAACTATATATACGCACCAACTCAGGCATTCAGTGTAGTCATATTCAAGACTACCCATAGAACAAAAAACCAGCAGCATAATTCTCATTTGAAATAAATCCCTTTCCCCCTCCCGCTTGCAGTTTCCAATGCGGGCGACCGCCCTCTACCACTGCGAACCGAGATAGATCGGTTGCTCTCGAAATCCCTCGAACGGAGTTACGCCATGTTGATCTTGACCCGCCGCCCCGGCGAAACCCTGCATATCGGCGACAACATCACCGTCACGGTCCTCGGCAGCCAAGGCGACCAGGTGCGCCTCGGCATCACCGCCCCGGACTACGTCGCCATCCACCGCTCCGAGATCTACCAGCAGATCGGCAACGTCCGGCCGGTGCCGCCGGCGGAGTTGGTCGAGGCCTGGAACCGCGAGCACCCGGCGCCAGCGCTGATCGAGTACCGGCCGTACCGGGGGGCCGAACCGCAGCGCACCCGCACCGTCGGCCGGGCCAGCGTGTCGCTTGGCGGGGCGGCGGTTATCTGGATCGAAGGCCAGTCGGCGCCGGTGGCGTTGCGGGCCTGCACCGCGATCTCCTGACTTCGGCGCCTGGCCCATTGCCGGGCGTTTAACCCACGGCGAGCGCCCGCCGGTCCAACGGCGCGCACAACGGAGGACCTCACCATGTAGCCCAGCCTCAATCGGCAGATCGCCAACATGCGGTCGAGCCTGTACCCAACCGCTTTCACATAAGGCGGTGCATGTAAGTGGAGACAGGGCGCTTGGCGGCGCCCTTCTCTTTCCTGCTCCTGGCACGGCCAGGGCGCAGCGGGGAGTGATTTGAGGCGTGGAAGCTGGGAGCCGAAAGCTCCCTGGAGACACGCGGGAAGCGCGGGAACAAGCGCGCATGTGGGCGGCCATGGCCGATGAAGTTCCGGGCATCAGCACAGTCACCGCAGCAGCGGCAAACACCCGAGAAGCGCACTGATGCCAGAGCCGGAGTCGCGACCGGCCAGATCACTCCCCGCTGCGCATGCAGCGTTCCCCCTCTTTGCCCGGCTCCGGCCGGGCTTTTTTCAACCCCCATTCGAGAGCACCCACCACGGCGCCCCACCGGGCACGACTGCCGTGTGCCTGGGTGCTGCCGAATGCAGGTGAACCACGGAGATCACCGATATGGCTTCTATGACGCAACGCACTTGCAAGACCTGCAAGAAGCCCTTCCAGGCTCGCACCGCAGACGTGAAGCGAGGCTGGGCCCGCTACTGCAGCAAGACCTGCAAAGCAATCGAGCAGGAGCAACGCACAGGACAGTTCGCCGAACTGCTGAGCAGACGTCGCCAATTGGACGACCTCTACGACGTGGACATCTCCGATTTGGACTGGGGCGCAAGCGACGGTGATTGATCCGTAGCGAGGAAACCAAGATGCATACCACATACCGCGAGCGCCGCAACCGCGCGGCTTTCAGCAACGCGCAACTCGCTTACGACCGTGCCGTCGACCCGCTCTGGGACCAGCCGGACCCGGAGCCCGAGGACGAAGAGCAGGAGGACGACGATGGCCTTCAGCAATGAACGCGCGGTTCGGATGATTGAGGAAGGCATCACGGCCATGCGCCGGTCCCACTTCCCGCGCCCCGAACAGAGCTTCCTCCACGGCCAGATCGAACTGGCCTACGCAGTGGACTTCATCGACACCCGCCTCTACGACGACATGCGCCGCCGGCTCGACGCCGCGGCGGATTCGCGCTGGGCAGAACTCAGGAGCACGAACACATGACCACCCGCCCCGTTCGCTCGATCATCGACGACCAACTCGACGATATCGAAGAGTTTGCCGGAAAGAGCATCCGCCAGGCCGTCGAGTTGGCCAACCGCCACGGCTACCACAACCCGCTCTTCGCCAACATCTGCGGCGACCTCTGCGTTCTGCGCTTCCGGCGCAACCCCCGCCTTCACGCAACAACCACCCTCACCCTGAAATGAGACCAGCCCCATGACTGCAGCTCTCGCATCGGTCGGCGCGCTCGACCGCACCAAGTACCTCGGCGGCAGCGATGTCGCCGGCATCCTCGGCATCAGCCCCTGGCGCACTCCGTTGGACGTGTACCTGGATAAGGTCCAGCCGCGCACCGGTCCCGTCGACCCGGCGAAGCAGAAGATTTTCACCCGTGGCCAGCGGATGGAGCCCTACGTCATCGACCTGCTGGCCGAAGAGACCGGCCTGAAGATCGTCGGCCGCGGTAACCGCTACCGCGACCAGCAGCACGACTTCATGGCCGCCGAGATCGACGCCGAGGCCGCCAGCGGCGAAAACATCGAGATCAAGACGGTCAGCCCATTCAAGGCAAAGGACTGGGGTGAGGTTCAGACCGATGCCATTCCAGTCCACTACACCGCCCAGGCCATGCACGGCCTGATGGTCACCGGCCGCCAGGTCTGCATCTTCGGCGTGCTGATCGGCGGCGACGACTTCCGCGTGTACCGCGTCGAGCGGGACGACGAAACCATCGCGGCGATTCGCGAGAAGGAGGTCGAGTTCTGGGGACGCATCCAGCGCCTGGATCCGCCTGAAGCAACCGCTGTCAGCGACATCCTCCGGCTGTTCGAACGTGACGCCGGAACCAGCATCGAGGCCGATGGCAAGGTCGTGGAGGTGTTCAACCGCTTGCGCGAACTGAAAGCCAAGGCCAAGGTCCTGGAGTACGAGATCGAGTCCGCAGAGGAGCGCATCAAGCTCTTCATGCAGGACCACGCCCAACTCACGGTCAACGGCAAGTCGGTACTGACGTGGAAGTCCCAGACCACCAACCGCTTCGACCAATCCGCCTTCAAGGAAGCTCACCCCGCGCTGTTCGAGCAGTTCAAGAAGACCAGCGAATCCCGCGTTTTCCGCCTCAAGTAACCGGAGCCCAGCATGTCCGCAACCGCCCTGAAAGCCGCCGCGACCGGCAATGTCGCCAACAATGGCCAGCCGAAAACGCTGGCCCACCTGATGACTGATCCGAAGATCAAAGCCCAGATGGCCCTGGCGCTTCCGAAGCACATGACCGCCGACCGACTCGCGCGCATCGCGCTGACCGAGATCCGCAAAGTACCGGCCCTGGCGAAATGCAATCAGGAGAGTTTCCTCGGCGCCGTGATGCAATGCGCGCAGCTCGGCCTGGAACCGGGTAACGCTCTCGGCCATGCCTACCTGCTGCCGTTCGGCAACGGCAAGGCGAAAGATGGCCTGTCGAACGTCCAGTTGATCATCGGCTACCGCGGGATGATTGACCTTGCCCGGCGCTCCGGCCAGATCGTTTCGCTCACCGCGCGCACCGTGCACCAGAACGACCAGTTCAGCTATCGCTACGGCCTCGACGAAGACGTCCAGCACGTTCCGGGAGAAGGTGAACGCGGCGTCATGACCCACGTCTACGCGGTCGCCAAGCTGAAGGACGGCGGCGTGCAATTCGAGGTCATGAGCAAGGCCGACGTCGACAAAGTACGCGCCACCAGCAAGGCATCCGGAAACGGGCCTTGGGTCACCCACTACGAAGAGATGGCCAAGAAGACCGTCATCCGCCGGCTGTTCAAGTACCTGCCGGTCAGCATCGAGTTGCAGACCGCAGTCACCCTGGACGAACGCGCCGACGCCGGATTGGACCAGGACAACGCGTCCATCCTCACCGGCGAATACAGCGTTGTTGACGACCAGTCTCAGGACCAGGTCCAGGTCCCGGACGGCGTGAACACCGAGACGGGCGAAATCACCGAACCCGCCCCGGGCCAGCAGTCGGACACCGGCGACACCGGCACCGACGGGCTCAATCTCGAGTAACCGGCCATGCCCAGCCTCACTGTCCTTGAGCGGTACGGCCAAGTCGGGGAGTTCGCCGCGCTACTCGGCGCGGCTGAGCTCAACGCCGCTACGGACTGGGACGAGCAGTTCCTGGCCGACCTCCGCAGCAACTTCCAGCGCTACGGCGCACACACCTACCTCAGCGACGCCCAACTCGAGCAGTTGGAGCGGATCGCCAACGAATAGGAGCTCCACCGGATGAAAGCCGAACACCGCGAGATCATCGACCGCGCCAAACTACACGGCTACTACCCAAGCACCATCGCGCACGAGTTGCTGGAGCGCGACCTGGTCAACACGGTGGTCACCGAACTGCGCAGTGTCCGTGTGCCCTTCCACCTGCTGAAGGAAGACGAGCAGCAGGAAGTGATCGATCGCATAGCGGAAAGCGTAAGCGAAGTGACCAGGGTGGCCATCAGCATCATTGCTTCCCGCGGCGCAGTCTCCGTTCCAGTCGATATGAAAGCGATCAAGGTCGAAGCCAAGACCATGACGATCACGGCGAAGGTAGACGGCGCAGAGCCGAACAAGCACGAATTGACCGACGCCGCCGGCAAGTTGTGCTTGCTGGTCATGGCACCGAGCGATTACGACGAGGGGCTGGACGACGTCCGGCCCGACCGCGACCAGCACGAAATGCCGCTGCACGCTGGCAACGTCGCAGAGGGGCTGCTGGGCGATGGCAGTGAAGATCAGTTGTACCTCGAGGCTGTCGCACATGTCCGCGACACCCGCCAGGCAACCATCAGTTCCATCCAGAGGCACCTGAAGATCGGCTACAACCGTGCCGCGCGCATCGTTGAAGCGATGGAGGTGGCCAGGGTCGTATCGGCACCGAACTCCAACGGCGAGCGCGAGGTGATCCTGCAATCGCCGCCGGAACCGGAAAAAGACCCGCTGAGCAGCGCCGCCGAGCCCGGCGCCACAACCTACGGCGGCCACACCATCGACGACATCACCGTCCTGGTGCTGCGCAAAGACGAGATCACCCCGGGCTGGCTGCAGTCGCGCTTCGCGCTGAGCACCGACGAGTCCTTGGCTGTCGCCCTGAAGCTGCTCGACGACGGTGTGATCACGCTCGCCACCGAAGGCGAATCGCCCGACCTCAACACCTACCGCGTCGCCGTTGCCACCAAGGCCCCGGCCGAAGAGCCCATCACCGTGGAGTGAGCCATGCGCATCACGAAACTCGAAATCACCAACTTCCAAGGGCTGCGTCATGCGGCCCTTGATGTTTCTGCGCCAGTGCTTCTGGTGGCCGGCCACAACGGCGCCGGCAAGAGTTCGCTGCTCGACGCCATCAGCCACGCCTTCACCGGCAAGCCCGGCCGCGTTGCGCAGAAGCAGCATATCGGCCAACTGATCACCGAGGGCGCAAAGAAGGGCGAGGCCCGCGTCGAGTGGCTGGACGATGCCGGCGAGGTTCAGGCCTGCGGGGTCGCGCTGCCTAGCGGCAAAGGCTCCCCGCTCGCCGACTCGCCGTTCCTGCCGTTCGTGCTCGACGCCAGCCGCTTCGCCGCTCTGGACGCCAAAGATCGCCGCCGGGTGCTGTTCGACCTGACCGGCGCCAGCGCCAGCCCGGCCGAGGTCGGCAAGCGCCTGAAGGCCAAGGGCATCGACCTGGCGCTGTTCGAGAAGGTGAAGCCCCTGCTCCGTTCCGGGTTCTCCGCCATGGTCGGCCAGGCAAAGGACTACGCCAGCGAAGCGCGCGGCGCCTGGAAAGCGGTCACCGGCGAGAACTACGGCAGCGAGAAGGCGAACGGGTGGGAGCCGGAGGCGCCGCCGGTCATCGTCAGCGAGGAGGAACTGGAATCGGCGCGCGCGGAACTGCGAGCCACCGCCCAGGACCTGGACGAGGCCCAGCAGACCCTGGGCTCCAGCAAGCGCGCCCACGCCGACGCCCAGGCGCGGGCCAGCCGCATCACCGCTCTGCGCGAAACCGCAGCGCTGGCCGACCGCCGGCGCAACAAGCTGGCCACCGACGAGGCCAATCAGGACGAATGGTCGGAGAAGGTGATGGCAGCCGAGGCCGCCGCCAGCGGCGAGCCCGCCCACCAGCCGCTGACCTGCCCTCATTGCCAGGGCGCCGTGGACCTGCAGGCCGGCCAGTTGGTCGCGCACCAGCCCCCGGCGAAGGCTGCCGATCCCGAGGCGGCGAAACGCCTGGAGGAGTTCCGCGGCTACCTTGCCAGCGCTCAGCGGGCCGTCGCCAACAGCCAGCGGGACCTGAAGGAGAGCGAGGACGCCGCCGCGCAGGCCGCCGCCCTGGAAGCCGAAACCGCCCAGGCGCCCAGCGCCGAGGCGATCGCCAACGGCGAACAGGCGATCAACGAACTGCGCCAGGCGCGTGATCGGCAGCAGGCCAAGGTGCAGTCGCTGCAGGAAGCGTTCAATGCTGCCGCCCAGCGCCAGGACGTCATCAAGCAGGCCGCCGGATTCCACGCCGAGGTCTGCGCCTGGAGCGCCCTGGCCGATGCCCTTTCCCCCGCGGGCATCCCGGCTGAGATCCTGGCCGACGCGATCGGACCGGTGAACGAGCTGCTGCAGCGCCTATCCGGCACAGCCGGCTGGTCGCCGGTACAGATCAGCGCCGACATCGACGTCACGTTCGGCGGCCGGCTGTACGGCCTGTTGTCCGAATCGGAGCGCTGGCGGTGCGACGCGACGCTGGCGCTGGCCATCGCGACGATCTCCGGCCTGCGCCTGGCGTTGCTGGATCGCCTCGATGTGTTGGACCTGCCGAGTCGTAGCCAGGCCCTGACACTGCTGCGTGCCGTGACCATGGACAAGGAAATCGACTCAGTGATCGTCGCCGGCACGCTTAAGGAGGCGATGGCGAAGACGCCGACCTGGCTACAAGCGGTCTGGATCGACGCCGGGCAACTCATCGACCAGCAGCAACAGGCTGCGGCCTGACCCTACCTCAAGGCGGACTCGGATGTCCGCCTCTACCTCTGGAGGGCCCATGAAGCCCATCATCTTCGACACCGAAACCACCGGCACCGACCACAAGACCGACCAGATCATCGAGGCGGCCTGGCTGGAGCTTCCCGAGTTCCCTCACCAGTTCGCGGCGCTCCAACCGGTGGAGTTCCCGCACTACCACGAACGCTTCAAGCCCAACGTGCCGATCAGCCTTGGAGCCCAGGCCGTGCACCACATCATTTGCCAGGACCTGGTCGGCTGCCGCGAGTCGAAGGAGTTCGCCCTGCCTGCCGGCCCGCTCCTGATGATCGGCCACAATGTCGACTTCGACTGGCGCATGGCCGGCGAGAACCCCGACATCAAACGAATCTGCACCCTCGCGCTGAGCCGCTTCCTGTTCCCGGACAAGGACAGCCATACCCAGTCGGCCATGATGTACCTGATCGCGCGGCGCAACGGCCGGGAGGCTCAGGCCCGCGAACTGCTGCGCAATGCCCATGCCGCGCTCGACGACGTCCGCAACTGCGCTATCGTCCTCCGCTTCCTGCTGGAGGTAGCGATGGACGCCGGGCACGCGGCTGACACCTGGGAAGAGGTCCATGCGCTGAGCGAGAAAGCACGCATCCCGACCGTCATGCCTTACGGCAAGCACAAAGGCACGCCGATCAACCAAGTCCCGAACGACTACAAAGCCTGGTTGCTGCGCCAACCCGACGTCGATCCATACCTGGTCCAGGCCCTGCGCCAGCGGTAGCCACTCCACTTCAGCGCCCCACCCGGGGCGCTTTCTCTCCCAGCACGCACCGGACGCCGCCCTGTGGGCGATTCAACCATGCCTCGTGGGCCGCCCTGTCAGGCAGGGCGGCGTCCAGTGCCTGTTCACCGAGTACTGACGATGCCTCCTCAACGACCGATTCTCCGCTACCACGGCGGCAAGTGGCTGCTCGCCCCGTGGATCATCCAGCACCTCGCGCCCCACCACACCTACATCGAGCCCTTCGGCGGCGCAGCCTCCGTCCTGCTCCGGAAAGCCCGCAGCTACGCCGAGGTCTATAACGACCTCGACGGGGACGTGGTGAACCTGTTCCGCGTCGCGCGGGACCGTGGCGAGGAACTGCGCCAGGCCCTGGCGCTTACCCCGTTTGCCCGTGAAGAGTTCGAAGCCAGCTACGCGGAAACGACGGATCCGCTCGAGCGCGCCCGGCGGATGGTGGTCCGCAGTTTCCAAGGTTTCGGCAGCGCCGCGGCGAGCGGCGAACGCACGGGGTTCCGCTCAACGTCGGCGAGGAGTGGTACCGCGCCCGCGCTGGACTGGCGCAACTACCCCGATGCGTTGGCCGCTATCACCGAGCGCCTACAGGGCGTGGTGATCGAGAACCGCGACGCTCTGGTGCTGATGGAGCATCACGACCGGCCGAGCACGCTGCACTACGTCGATCCGCCCTACGTCCATTCCACTCGCAGCACCAAGGTCCGCCACAACGCAACCGGCAAGTCGTACCGACACGAACTGGACGACGACCAGCACCGGGATCTGGCGGCGTTCCTTAAGGGGCTGACCGGCATGGTGGTCCTCTCCGGGTACCCCTGCCCGCTCTACGACCGCCTTTACCGCCACTGGCACCGCCTCGAGCGGAACGCCCTCGCCGACGGCGCACGTGACCGCATCGAATGCCTCTGGCTCAACGATGCCGCGCGCAGTGGCCTGGCGCAGCTCGACATCTTCCACGACACCAAGGAGCCCGCATGACTTCCCTCAAGAAGCCCTCCCCGCTCGACTTCAAAACCCAGTACGGCCTGGCCCTGGACGACACCGATGACGCGATCGTCGCAGACTACTTTTGCGGCGGAGGTGGCGCCGGTACGGGCTTGGAAATGGGCCTGGGCCGCCCGGTGAACGCGGCAAAAAACCACAGTTCTGCCGCAATTGCCATGCACACCGCCAATCACCCCCATGCTCGGCACTTCATGACGGACGTCTTCGACGGTGACCCTGACGACGAGTGCCAGGGACGCCCGGTCGGCTGGTTCCATATGAGCCCCGACTGTACCCATCACAGCCAAGCAGCCGGCGGCCAACCTCGCAAACGCGAGATTCGAAACCTCTCGTGGGTTGGGCTGAAGTGGGCCGGAAAGAAAAAACCTTGGGTCATCAGCCTGGAGAACGTGAAGCAGATCCTCCAGTGGGGCCCCCTGATCGCGAAAAGGGACAGGTCCACCGGTCGAGTGGTCAAGCTCGATGGCAGTGTGGCGGCACCAGGCGAACACGTTCCAGTCCAGCAACAGTTCCTGATTCCCGACCCCAAACGCCGCGGCCAAACCTGGCGCCGGTTCGTTCACCTGCTGGAGGGGATGGGCTACCAGGTGGAATGGCGCGTCATCAAGGCATGCGACTTCGGGGCACCAACCAGCCGCGAGCGCTTATTCATGATAGCTCGGTCCGATGGCCATCCTATCGTCTGGCCTGAGCCGACCCACGCCAAGCACCCGAAAAAAGGGCAGCAGAAGTGGAAGACCGCAGCCGACTGCATCGACTGGTCGTACCCCAGCAAGAGTATCTTCGGCCGCAAGAAGGCCCTGGCCGACGCCACGCTGCGCCGGGTGGCTAAGGGCGTGAAGAAGTTTGTACTCGACAACCCACGGCCGTTCATAGTGCCAATCGCGAACTGGTCGGGCGAACTGGCCCAGTCGGCCCACGAACCGCTCCGTACCATCACCTCCTGGCCTCGCGGGGGCAGTTTCGCCGTGGCCAGCCCAACACTGGTGCAGACCGGCTACGGTGAGCGCGAAGGGCAGCAACCGCGAGCGCCAGGCCTCGATCAGCCGCTTGGCACCGTCGTCGCAGGCGGCGTGAAGCACGCTCTGTCTAGCGCGGTGCTTCTCCCGGCAACGCATCAAGGCGCAGACCGAGTCAACGATCCCGCTGAGCCGCTGCCCACTGTGACCGCAGCAAACCGCGGCGAACTGATGATAGCGAGCCCGTTGATGGTGGGCGTCGGTGGCCGCGCCGGGCAGACTGAACCGCGACCGGGCGACGAGCCGATGTACACCATCACAGCGAAGGCAGACACCGCCATTGCATCGGCACACCTGGTCAAGTTCCGGTTCAACAGTGACGGGGCGGACATCACCGAGCCAATGCCTACGATCACCAGCGGAGGCAACTTCAAACGTCCAGCAGGCGCCGCACATGCCTTGGGGGTCTGCACTGCCTTCATCGAACAGGCCAACTCCGGTTTCAACACCACCTTCGGCCGGAGCATGGACGATCCGATGAGCACGGTAACCAACTCGGGCAGCCAGCAGCGCCTTGTAACGGCCAGCCTTGCCACGTTGCGGCGGAACTGTGTAGGTCGCCCCCTCGACGAGCCGATTCCGACTCTTACCGCCGGCGCCGAGCATCACGCCCTCATCGAGTACAAGCTGTCGCCCGAACACGAGGCTGGCGCTCTGCGCGTCGCTGCGTTCCTGATGCGCTATCACAGCACCGGCGGTCAATGGGCAGAACTGGATCACCCCGTGACGGCCGTTACCACCAAGGACCGCCTGGCTCTCGTGACCGTGTTCGTAAAAGGCACTCCCTACGTGATAGTCGACATCTGCTTGCGGATGCTGCAACCGCCCGAACTGTACCGAGCCCAGGGATTTCCGGCCGACTACATCATCGACTGCGGCGCTGACGGCAAGCCGTTCAGCAAAACCGAACAGGTGCATATGTGCGGTAACAGCGTCAGCCCGCCGCCGATGGCAGCGATCGCGCGAGCCAACGATCCATGGAGGGCGCGGCAGCGTCAGGCGGTGGCGGCGTGAACACTGAGCAGTTCATCCGGGAGTCCGCCGCGCGCGGGCTTTCCCGGCGCGCAACGATGCAGGCCCTTGGCCTGGGCCGCTGGAAGTTCGACCTGATCATCGGAGCCATGGAGCCCATCGAGTGGGCCACGAACGGCACGACGCTCGGCAACCGCCTGGCCTACGAAGCGTCGCGCGGCAGGTTCACGCCGGCGCAGGCCGCAGCGCTGGAGCGCGCGCACGAACGCTGGAGCGAGAGCCGACGCTTCACCGTCGACGGCGTGACCGGGACCATCGCCGAGCTGGTGGAGCACTTCCAGAGCCCGGTCCACGCAACGACCGTCCGCCGCCGCGTCGCCGCCGGCATGAGCCTGCGCGACGCGCTCACCACCCCGCGCCAGCAGCCCAAGCCCGGGCGCCGGCATCCCTGGAACCGCTCGAAGCAAGAGCACGCACTCTCCAACTGATCAGTGCCACAAATTGCTGGCTATGCACGCCGTGCGCACTTTGCCGCGATGTCCCAATTAATCAACGGGATTTCACCGCTACCTACCTGCCTAGCGAGCCACTCCCTGGTTATGTCGGTATCAAGACGAAACTCATGGTTCTTGAGGCACTGCAATGCTGTCCGAGTAATCCTGTATGACCCGCAGTTGGGGCAGCCAACCAAGATCGCGTCCGGAACGTTGCCGTCCGTCGATTCTGCGCCGCAGATGAAGCAGTCCATAGTTCCCTCCCTCCCCGGCCATTCGCCGGTCCAATGAACCTAGTCCACTCAATTGCACTTCGCCATCAGGCGAGAGGTACTCCTATGTCCGCGGAAAACAGCGACTCCATCAACGCAGCTATGAGCCAAGCCCAAGTCTTTGCCAGCGCCTGGGCCCTGGTCGGTGGCCCGTTCGACAGCGGCGATGCTATGGAGCACGCCAATGAAGCGAAGCAAGAACTGCATGACATGCTCAAGGCGTTACACGGCACTGGCTTCAGTTTCGAGCAGCACCTCCATCGCCAGCGCCGGTTCAGCGAACGCACGTTCGGGCCAGGGTCGCGCGCCGCCGGCGTCGTCGACCACATCCGCAAGGAACTGCGCGAGATCGAGGAAGCCCCTGGCGACCTGGCCGAGTGGATCGACGTTGTGATCCTGGCCCTTGACGGGGCTTGGCGCACCGGCGCCACTCCGGCGCAGATCATCGACGCCCTGGTCGCCAAGCAGGCGCTGAACGAGGCGCGCACCTGGCCGGACTGGCGCACGGCGCCGGCCGACAGGGCAATCGAGCATGACCGAGCGGACGAGCCGGTCGACGACAACACCTACTTCGTCATGCGCAACGCCGGCGGCGCCGTGTTCGTGAAGCACGGCCCGTTCTTCGTGAGCCAGGGCGGCCTGACGGAGGACTGGGGGAAGAACTGGAAGCGCATCAGGGCCGGCAGCCTCAAGCATGCCCGCCAGGTCGGGGAGAGTCTCCTTCCGTGAATGCGCCCGTCTACTGCCGCACAACAGGCCAGCGCATCGGGCAATGCAACTGCATCCGGTGCCGGCCTCTCGAGGAAACGCCATGCAACCCCTCAACCTGACCGCGCCAGCACGCTACCTGCACATTCCCACCGGCATTCACTGGGTCGTCATCGACAGCCTGGGCAATATCCTGCAACTCGAAAACATCGAGCGCCGGCGCCGACTGATAACCGTTTCTGACCTCGATAGCGAGACCTGGAGAAAGCTCCCATGACCGAATCAAAGATTTGCACCTGCCCTTCTGGCGACGGCTCCCTCGTCCATCCGTGCCCGGCACATCCTGCGGTAGAGCAGGCAGGCGGGGATGAGCGTGCAGCGTTTGAACTCTTCGTGCGCAAGCACTGCGGCATGCCGGCGCATATCGCTGTGAACTGGGACGCCAAGTTCACCAATGATGCATGGGAGGGGTGGAAAGCCCGCGCCGCCCTGGCGCAACCCTCCCCGCCGCCCCATCCGGCGTCTGAGCTGGACTTTTCAAGGCCGCTAGAAACTGAGAACGGCGACCCTGTGAAATGGATATGCGCCGACGTCATCGAATACAAGAGTGCGCGCGTATGCGTCGCCAAAGACACTGGACTTGTCTATAGCTCGCCATACATCGGTCTGAAGATTCGCAATGTGATGCCAGAACAGGCAGAGGCGGAGCGGCCGGAGGGGCCAACCGAGGACGAGCTTGAAGCAGCCGGGCTCGGCTACCCGCTGCACAAGGAAGAAGCGGTAAAGCTCTGGTATTCCGGGTTCCGCTCCGAGGTGATCACCGTTCTGGAGGCGTGGGAAGCCATCGGCCACGACATCGGTATGAACCCGGACAAAGGCGAACTGCTGGATTCGCTGCGCTACATGCTGGAAAAGTGCGAGGCACATGACGCCGCCCTGGCCAGGGTCGCAGAGCTGGAGAGGCAGCAGCCGGTGGCATGGATGCACGATCAGCCAAACCGCGTCGATGTCATCCATCGAGACGTCAAGGATCTGCTACAGCGCGTGCCGGGCAGTAGTAGAGGAATCTATCGCCCACTCGATGTCAGCGAGCATTACACGATTCCACTCTACGCCGCCCCTGTAGCCCAGGCTCAGCACAGCGTGCCGGAAATATCTGGCATCGGTCGCGATGCCGAACATCCCAGAGCTGTAGTGCTGTATCTGCGTAACGAACCCAGCGAGGAAGATATGCGAGCAATTCAGAACTTTTTGCGCGCCATATCCGCCGACGTGCTCACCCAGGCTCAGCACAGCGCGGGCTATGCCGAAGCTCGCCAGTGCGTGAACTGCCGGCACATCGGTATCAACGACGCCGCCGACTACGCCGCTTGCCACGATTGCCGATGGACTGGACCGGAACCCGATGAGGACAAGTGCCCAGGTTGCGCGGGCGAGAACTGCATGGCGGCAGCTTGCCCAGAGTGTGGGGGCCGTTACGAGCTGGTCGCTGAGGCGAAAATCTCCACCCCGGCCGCCCAGGCTGGGCAGGTGCCACAGGCCTGGCTCGACGTGCAGGCAGAGCGCCGCCGGCAAGTGGAGGCCGAGGGCTGGACGCCGGAGCACGACGATGCGCACAGCCACGGCCAGATGGCCCGCGCCGCCGCCTGCTACGCCCTGGCCGGCTCCAGCGCTCCGAACGATGGAACCGCTGCCCTGCTGGTGTCGCTGGCATGGCCCTGGGATGAACAGTGGTGGAAGCCGAGCACTGCTCGACGCGATATGGTCAAGGCCTGCGCCCTCGGGCTGGCCGAGATCGAGCGCCTTGACCGGGTAGCGGCGAGTCAGGGAGGGCCAAGTGATGCGTAGAGCACTGACCGCCCTCGGCATCATCGCAGCCCTCGGCCTGGCCGTGGTGGGGCTGGTGGAGATACTCCCGATCGTTCGCACGCTGGCGGCCTGGCAGACGGGGTGCTTCGGATGAAGCAGAAACCAGGCATCGCCCTTCCCCGCTGGCTCCTGCGGACCACAACGATGCAGATGCACAGCGTCGACGTGGTATTGGTCATGGCGCTGGTGCTCCAGCACCACGGCACGGCGGACGCTGTTCGCCGCGCCGCCGGTCAGCTTCGCGACAGAGTGTGTGCCGAGCACCGGCCCAAGATGACCGCGCTCATGCGCATGCAAGACGACGCGGCGGCGCTGCAAGTGGCGCTCAACATCGTCCAACGCGCCACCGACGCCCTGGGCATCCTGCCGGGAACGCCGTTTCCGGCCAGACCTTCGCCCAGCGAAAGCCCACCGGATCAGGGGCACATGCCCGCCAAGGCTGGTCCCGTCACCGGTGAGCCGGTGCATCCTACCTGAAATCATCCATGCCCGCGGCCCAACGGAAAGGGTCGCGGAACAGCCCGGCCGGAGAGCTGGGATAGGTAACGCCCAATGAACACCCTGTTTCTGTTGATGGCTCAGTACGATGGCGCCGCCATCATTCCCCTCGAACGCGTCTGCGCCGACTACTTCAGCCACCTGACTCCCGAGAAAATGAAGATGAAGGTAGCGGCCGGCGAAATCGACTTGCCGCTGGTGCGCATGGAGAACAGCCAGAAGTCTGCGCGTGGCGTACACCTGACGGACCTGGCGAACTACCTTGACGAACGGCACAGAACGGCGAAGGAGGAGCACGAAAAGCTCATGGGGCGCAGAACCCTGCGCCGTGCATCCTGACCCTGCCGCCTACCGGGCCTCGTTCGTGGGGCCCTCTATTATCCGCTCCAACCACGGCCAGTCTTCGTACTTGTCGCCGTTCCCTCTCAGATGCGTGTAACGCCGCATCGAATTCCAGTCCCGATGGCCCGAGACGCTGGCCACGCGCGGAATATCCCATCCGATTTCGAAAAGCCGACTGATGCCATCATGGCGCAGGTCGTGAAAGTGGAGATCATCGATCTCCAAGAAGCTGCAAGCCCTGGTAAACGAAGCGCTGACCGACTTCGCGTTGTACGGGAACACGAACTCCTCGCGCCGGGGCATCGAATGCAAGATGCGCCATGCCTGGTCTGGCAGGTGGCACCAGACATCATTCCCGTATTTCTGGCCCGGATTCTTCATGTCCGTGATCAGTACTGCCTGGCGTGCTTCGTCGATGGCGTCCCAGCGGATCCTGGTGATCTCTTCCTGGCGGCGCGTTGAGAAAATCGCAAAGCCGATCATCCGAACCATGTCGATCTGCTGCTTGCGACGCTCCCGCATTTCAACGAAGTAGGCAAGGATGGTGTCAAGCTCCTCCAAAGTTGGGCGCCTGTCCCGCTCGTTGCTCCTGGAAACCCCTCCCATCTTGCGCAGAACGCGCCTGGCGTCGGCCATGGCCACCGGATCCACCTCGTAGCCCCATGCTGGGCGCGCAACCGTCAAGACGGCACCGAGGTGAGAAAGATCGTTGCCTACAGTCTGCGGCTGCACGCCGCCCTTCTCGATGCGATCCATTGCGTACTCGACCAACACCTGGGAAGTCAGGTCCCGGTCGACCACATCCCCCAGCCATGTCGCAGCTATCGCCTGGAGCGTCGCCTCCTTGGTCCTGCCCAACGGTCGCAGTTTCCCGTACTCCTCAAGATACTGCTTGATCATTTCCCGTACAGTGACGCCCTTGCGGTTGGCTCGCTCGATCGCGCCTGGAGCGGCCAACTCTGCCTCTCGGCGCTTCAGCCAGTTCTGGGCCGCCGCCTTCCGGTCGAATGTCTGGCTTTCCTGATAAACTGCCTTCCCCTGCCGCAT